GGAGATATAATAACAACAAAGGTGGGTGGTCCATATAAAGTTATTAGCGTTAAGGATAATTTAATAACATTTGAAATGAAAAACGGAATTGGAATGACCATAACACAACACGTGACGGAATTGATTAAATCCTAACTATTAAAATAAATTATGGAACCAAAAGCATATTTAGCATTAGATTGGGATGATATTAATGAATTAGAGAAAACAGCTAAAGAGTTATTTGATGCCGACACTAATGATGTGGATTGGCTTAGAGGTAGTGTTACCTTGAGTGTAATAGATTGGATGAAAGAAAACAATGTATATACACGTCCATTCAAAACAGAAATAAATAAATAATATATGACAGAACAAGAAGCAATTGATAGAATCAACGCAGCGTTGGATAGAATAGAAGCCAAATTAGATAGCGTAGATGAAGTACTAAATAAAATAAACGGGGAGATAGATAAACATAAAGATACACCCAGCAAAACTATTACAGTGGAATATGACGGGGAAATAATGACACGTTATAAATCAAAATAACAAATGAGAAATAAACGACTACATCAAATTGAAGATATAGGTTTTTATGTAACAATGTGTTTTGTGTCGATAGTAATTGGTTTAAATATATTAAGTTTAATTATAAAAATTATATTATGAGTAATGGAACATTAATTGTATTTGCGTTAGGATGGATTTGTTTGTTAGCAGCTTGGTTGATAAATGATAGAATGGAAGAGAAACGAGTGACAATAAAATTAATGCTTGCAACGGCGAGTTGCGCTTTTTTTGCTGCTAATGCAATATACACTTTTGTTAAGTAACGCGTTTTTTTGCACTTATTTTGCGCCTATACGCGCCGTTTTTTTGCTGCTAACGTGTGGAAAACAAATATAACATGAATGGATGTGGTTTTTTACCACGTCTGTTTTTGTTATGTTGCGTTGCGTATATGGAATGTTGTTGTGTATGTGGATGATGGTGTCGCGCAGAGTTTTAATTTCTCCTCGCCACTCCACACATTTTTTATCGACAAGCAATACTTTTTTATTGGTAAGCAATAAACTTTTATTGATTAGCAGTTTTTTTGCTAAACCAAATTTGTTTTTGTCAAGATTTTTTTGTAACTTCACCCCAATTTTAATTTTTTTTACCTAAATTTTTTTTGTTATGTCAAGGTTTTGTCGTACATTCACATCATGATAAGTAAATCCACAGCAATTCTCATCATAATATTATTAGTGTTATATTCACTACGAAAACACTTCCCCTTCAACGTAGTGTGGAAAGTCATACAGTTTTTTTTTATAATATGGCTGTGTTTTTTTCTATGGGATTTTTTTGTTAGGGCAGGAATTATTTATTAGATTCATTAAAATTAATAGTTATGAAAGTAATAGAAAAACAATGGAATTACGGAACATACCTCGCATACGACGAGATTGATGAGGAGTTTTTAGCAACCGAGAAGGGTATCCGTGTATTACCAGCGCCTTTTTTTTATGAAAAGAAATTATATTTTGAGCTATGGAAGCGTTATGAGCCGGGTGATAAAGCAACATTCCCCAACGGCGGATATGAAGTTGTTGACGTAAGTGGAGGAATCCGTTCATACGACCTGGATCAGATCATCATTCATCCCCAGGTACTCCAGCACAAGAAAATGTTGGATAAGATGGCTCGTCGTGCGGAAAAGGAAGCACGCAAACGCGAACGCAAACGTGATAAGGTATATAAAGCGGTTACTAAAGGTGGACGACGTGGTAGACCAGCAATTGATCCAGCACTTAAAGCCGCTAGAGCAGCACTTAAGGTAGAAGCTGGAGTGCGTAGTGGAGGAAAGCGCGGACGACCTAAGAGTACCGAACCTAAAGTAGTACCTACACCGAAAACAACCGGTGGAAGAAGAGGTCGTCCGGCGCTCTCAGCAGAAGTGATTGACCAGCGAGCAGCAGATAAAGCAGCTGTACAGAAACGTTCGAGAGGTAAACGCGGACGACCTAAATCAAACCGTTGATTGTCATAATTATTTTACGTATATTTATCGAAATTAAAAATTATGATTACAATTACAGAATTAGAAAACGTAGATGCTAATTATTTTGAATTATCTGATAACAATAAAACATTGTATGTTTTTAAAGTAGATGATCATTATGAGTTTTCTATTAATGAAGGTTATGATGATGATCAGGTATTAATTGATGAATGTATTGAATTTTGTAAACAGAATAATTTAAATTATGAAGTTACAGACTCTAATATATTAATTAGACTATAGTTGAAATAATATACGAGATCGGTCAAAACCGGTCTCGTATATTTATCGAAATTAAAAATTATGAATTTAAAAACTATTAATCAAAAACAATGTTTGTCATTTCAAAATTGTGAAGATGATACTCATATTTTTGATATTGAAGCTAAAAATGAAGATAATAAAGTTGAATTTACTATGAATTTAGATGTTGATGGTTTTAACATGACATTAAATCAAGTAGAATTAAAAACACTAATTGATTATCTTCAACAACAACTAGATTAATTCTGTCGTAGTTTTTTTACGTACATTTATCGAAATAAAATTAAAAATTATGACTGTAGAAGAAATTATTGCCGCATTAAAAGAACTAGATGTTGATGGAGAAACGACTCAATACATTCTAGAGCGAATTGGAATGGACGAGCAAATGGCCGTTCAGTTGACCACTAAATACCCTAGTGTTGTACAGGAACACATCAACGAATTAAAATCTGAAGGATTAATTTAGCCGGGCGAAGCTTAGTTATTATATTCATCCAAATAAAAATTAAACGTATGGCTAACATGTCTTATTGCAGATTCGAAAACACACTTAGAGACCTTAGAGATTGTTTTGCTAACATGGATAGTGATGATTTGAGTCAATCAGAGTTTTATGCACGTAAACAAATGATTGAGTTATGTTGGGATATTTACCAAGAATATTGTAATATAATCGATGATGAATTTGAAGACGAATCAGAATAGGTTTTGTCCGGTCCGAATTTTTTTAGTACATTCATATCACAAATATAAATAAATAATAAAAACAAAGGTTATGGCAAAGAAAATCACAACTCCAGTAGTAATCGAATTTAACGACGAAATTGAAACTGTAGAAACAGTAAAAGCACCTAGCACAGTAGGTAAAGAAGCAGGTAAAGGTTCAAAAGGTCGTCCAACAGTAGCAGGTTCGGCTCGTCAGATGCGTCTAGCAGCTAGAGAAGCTCGTGTAGCAGCAGGTGGTAAAGTACAAAGAGGTCGTCCATCAGTTCAAACAAGCGCTCGCCAAGCCAAACTAGCAGCACAAGCAGCTAGGGTTGCAACAGGTGGGGTTATTAAGCGTGGTCGTCCAGCAACTAAAAAGGTAGATGAAGTAGCAGCCGAAGTGGCTGCTTAATCAATAATGCCTAAGGTCCGCCATCCCGATGGGTGGGTGGCGGAACTTTTTTCGTATATTCATCCAAATTAAAACATATGAATTTACTTATTAATTACATGATTGATTTTTTACACGGCGTTAGAGTAGAGGGTGAACCAGCTAATTACCCGCAGACTAGTCCTTCAAATGTGAGGGGAGAAGATGGTTTTTTTGAGTGGAGCCGTGAATATAGAGTGGGGTGTCAAGCAAAAAGTGGAGCTTGTTTTTATTAGGCGAGATTTTTTACATACATTTATCGAAATAAAAATTAAATATATGGCTACAAGATCTTACATCGGAGTTAGAAACACAGATGCTTCAGTTGATTATATTTACTGCCACTTTGATGGCTACCCAGAGCACAACGGACAGATCCTAACGGAGCATTATAATAATCCTAACCGAGTAAATGAATTAATGAAGCTGGGTGATTTGAGTGTGTTGGGAAAATTTATTGGTGAAAAACAGGATTTCGATAAGCGAATTAAAGATAATTGTTTAGCATACGGTAGAGATAGGGGTGAATCGAATGTGGGAGTGAAAAATACCAGCTATGATAAATTGATTGTCGATCAAAGTGTTGATTATGTTTATATTTTCGACGGTGATTATTGGGAGTGCCACAGCACATATACTCCAGAATTAATTAATTTATATGATAAAGCAGACGCTTAAAGATAGTTCATACTTTTAATTTTTAATGATTACGCCCTGGGTTTCTACCCGGGGCTTTTTTACATGGGCAAAATTAAACACGTATATTTATCAAAATTAAAACATATGACAATAAAAGATTTGATTGAACAATTAAGTAAATTTAATCCAGAAACAGAAGTATTAGGTATGTGTACTGACCCTACAGATTACACCTACAAAGTACCTATTAAGTCAATTATACTAGATGACCCTTATGATTCAAATGGTTATTCAGGTGTAGATGGTTCTGAAGTAGATTGGGTAGAGTGTTATAATGAAGATGAAGAAACAGGTGAAGAAACTTATATTGGTCCTAAGGTTGTATTATTAAATTTAGGTGATGTATAAAAACATCACTTTTTTTTGTCACAATTATTTATATATATTTAATCAAATTAAAAATTATGAGTGATAAATTAACATTAGAACAAAACGAACGTTTAAATGAATTAGAATCTGTGTTAAAAGTTTTTTTATATGATGTAGATTATTTGAGAGAATTTGGTGAAGATGAAGAAACAGATGTTAATTCTTTGTTTGATGATGTGTTTGATAGAATTAGAGAATTAAATTGATTTTTTTGTCACAACTATTTACGTACATTTATCAAAATTAAAACATATGAAATATTTAGTAATTGAATTTTTTGGAAATGATAATTATTTTACTACAAATGGTTGTACAATTGATGAATTAGTAGAGGAAATGTATGGCGGTAGAGAAGAATTTAATTTAGAAGAAGCTAAGAAATCATTTTTTGAAAATTATGATGTATTTGAGATTAGAGGTGAGTTGGTAAAGATAAATTAGTTTTTTTATATCAGGTGAATGTGGGTGGTCAGAAATGATCACCCATTTTTTTAATATTATCTTAACATAATTAATTTAAAATATATTTGTTTTGTTATAATTAATTTATTATATTTATATAAATTAATAATTATGATTAAAATTTATTGTATTGATGATGATGGTGATTTAGTTAGAGATTATAAGGTTAGTAGTGATTTGTTGATGGAGAGATTTGTATTAAGTGAGGGTGATGTAAGTGAGATAATGAGTGAGATAGGAATTTATAGTGTAGAGGATGATGTGGAGATGTTTAGAGTGGATAGTGTGGAGGATATTGATTTGGATATGTGGTTAAATAGGGTAGGTATTGATTTTGAGTTGAGGAGGAGGTGATGGATAAAAAAATAAATTAGTTTAATTGTGATTAATGATGTATATTTGTATAAATAAATTATTAATTATGAGTATAGAATTAAAATTGAATGAATTAGATGAAATGTTTAGTAAGTGTGGAAATGGAGTGTTTATTATGTGTATGAGTAATAGAGGGGATAAAAAGGATAGATTTAGGATTTGTAGAGAGAGTTGGAAATTAGGTAGTAGAGTGAATTGGGTGAAGTGTAAAAAAATATTGAGTTTAGAAGGTATTGAATTTGTGGAGGGTGAAAGTGGATGGGGAATGAGAATGAGTAGATGTATTGATTTTAATTATTAAAGTAAATTAGTTTAATTAAAATTAATTATGTATATTTAGTTATAATTAAAAAATTAAAGTATGAAAGTAAAAGAATTAATTAGTTTATTAAGTAAATTTAATGGTGAATTAGATGTATTAGGTGAATTTGATAGTGATGGTGATGAATTTATGGTTAAAATAGATGTTAATAAAGTATATAAAGGTAATAATATTGATGATAGTAATTGGGATGATGATGGTAAAGAATATTGTATAATATTATTAAAATAAATTTGTATTGTTAGAATTAATTGTGTATATTTAATTATAATTAAAAATTAAAAATATGAAATTAAATTTAAAAGATTTAAAAGAATGGATGTGGATTGAAGTATGTGAAGGTGATGATAAGATAAAGATTAGTAATAAGTATAAAAAAGTATGTGATGGAATTGGAGATGAAGAAGTAAGTGGTGGAAATTATATTTGGTATTTTTATTTGATATTAGATAGATTAGTTGAAAAAGAAATGATAGAGTTTGAAGGTGGTGATTTTGATTGGATATATGAATTTTTAAAGGAATATAATGAGGAGAATAATTTTAATAAGTATATGGATGAATATAATTTATTAGTTATTAAATAAATTAGTTTAGTTAGAATTAATATTGTATATTTAATTAATTAAAAAATATAATTATGATTATTGAAAATTATTTAGAAAGTATGATTTATGATTTTAATTGTGGAAATGATAATGAGTATGATGAAGGAGAATTAGTAGAGTTTAGATATGAAGAAATTGAAAAAGGAGATTTAGATAATTATGATGAAGAAGATGTAAATATGTTTTATGAAATGAGAGATTATATTAATGAAGTGAAAGAAATAAAATATAAAAATGATGATGATGGAATAGAATATATTTTTAGTGTAGAAGAAAATGATATAGTTTGTAGATTTAAAGAAGTAATTAGGTATTAAATAAATTAGTTTAGTTAGAATTAATAGTGTATATTTATTTAAATTAAAAATTATTATTATGAATTTAATTAATTATGTTATTTTATTTACTATTTTATTTAATGTTATTTTTATTAGTATTAGTTATAAAGTAGAATTAGATAGAAGAAAAAATTAAATTTGTTTTGTTAGAATTAATATTGTATATTTAATTAATTAAAAAATATAATTATGAATTTAAGTTTAAAGGAATTAAATGATTTGTATTATTGTGTAGGTAAGATGAGATGGTATAGTGAAGGAAGTAAAATGATAAGTAATGAAGAGTGTGAATTATTATTAGATAGGTTAAGGGATGAAATAAATAAAGTAGTAAAAGAAGAAGAATAATAAATGTGGGTGGTCAGGAATGATCACCTATCTTCATCTAAACAATATAAATCAATTAATATGAGTATGTATTCAATTAACGTAGCTGCCTTAGTAACAATCTTAGTGAACACAGTAATACTAGTAGGTGTCTGGAGACATCAGCGCAGGCAAAAATAAGGTCATATATTCAGGACACAATTAAAAATTAAAACAATATGGAAAATTTAATTATTAGAACCAAGTATTTAAATGTATCATTAATTCCAGGTGTATTATTCGGAGCAATATATACCGACCAGGAAATAGGTATAGTAATAGGGCCACTAGCACTAACGATTAAACTGTATGCCTTCAACCGTAAACGTAAAGCGACACCCAATACAAATGAATTATAGGTGGACGGGGCAAAGCCCCGTTCATATATTCATCACATAATAAAATTAAACATATGAAACAATTTATCATTTCACTTCTAGTATCATTAATCGTATTGTATCTAGTAGTATCATTCATCAGCCTCACTCCCAATATAGCTGAATGGGGTTCGGGTGGACGTGGTGCTTATCTATTCTTCGGAGCGTTATTTGGAGGTATAGCTTACGTTATCTATTACGAAACAAATAATAAATAGATGATGGGGCGAAGGCTCCACCTTACATTCACACTATAAAATTAATGAATATGAATTACATGATTAATGATCTAGCAAGTAAAGAAGTAGCAATCGCATTCGCTCAATGGACTATCCTTAACGGTATGTGGAACTCAGACCTCACATTCGATGAACAGTATGAGTGCTGGATGAAGGTACTGGATGACCAGGCGCACGATGCTAGATTGGCACATGACAGTGTGGATGATGAGGATTATGAGGATTTCGGGGCATATATTATGGCGAGGAGGAAAATGGAAAGTGTGTTGATGTCGGGGCGCTAGCGATTGTTAGCGGCCCGATAGCGGTCTGATTGCGATCTGCTCCCACGCTAGCCGCGGTCCATCGACGGGGCGGGGGCGGCGTAAAAAAGGATAGGCACATTCTCAACACGCATACACCTCTACACCCCCGACAATATATACGCATATACTAACTAATAAATCACATACTACACTATATTTATTAAAAACACACACGTATGAGAATATTGTCTATTATCCTTATTATGTTATTAATGTCTAGTTGTAGTAAGTATAGAGTTCAAGTAGTTAACCCAAGAGGATCATTTCATGATGGTGAATACCATAATGGACATTTTTACCCCTATCCTCCAAATACAAATACAATAATACCCAGTACTCCACTACCTCGTCGAGTAATTAAATCTTCTATAAAAAAGAATAGCAAAAGTGGTTTAAACCAAGTTCCGAGTAGGTTGCAACATTTCAAAGATCTCCTTTAACACACCTTTTTATGTCGACAAAGTATATATCACCATCAATAAATCTTTTATGAATAAAAAATATATTGAGAGTACACTCATGCTAACTAAAGAGGCGTTTAACGATTATATATTAAAACAACAATCAACCCAAGCAACATCGTTTGGGTTAACGTTGGAACAGTATCAACAAGCTATTATTGAGGGGTCTGTTGTTCAATCTTCTCCACAATCAGGCAGTTTGTAAAATCCTTACCCAAATCCTCAATCACACGTTGCGCCGTCACCGAATCGATGCTAAACATTTCCCTATTCTCAGCTACCCTATATTGACTCAGATGTTCATGTACTCGTTGCTCTAATATGTGTGAAGCATAACATTTAAGCGCCCAAACAGGTACCCATGGCGTTGGAACACCGGTCGCTCTATTAATATCGCGCGCACGTTTTACTGGTGTGTCGGTAGTCATCCCTATCTTCACCATACCAGGCATCGATCTATTTACTAACACATACACATATTCCATCGCACGCACACCACCCGATGAATCTATTACGGGTTCTTTTAAATAAATTATATCTTCCCATCCCTCTTTAAATCCAGGATCTGTTGTAGGCATTAATGCATAGTGAGTAGCCATATTACCCTCACCCGGCTTTAGCCGTATATAATATTGTATATCCTTAGCGGGAATGCGTATAAAATTTCCTTTCATCTACAATAATATAAACTAGATATTTTGACAGTCAAAGTGCTTTTAATATGTTTAATAGTATATACGGATTAAGATGGTGGTGGTGGGAGCCATATGCTGCATACATTATTATTTTAACATATTTATGGAAAATATAGGAAATGGTATTTAAGATAAATTCTGGAGATAAAGCTGCCTTTTTAAATCGTATGGAAAAACAAGGCGAAACCATCAGCAGTAAGCAAATTAAAGACGTTAAACTCGAAGATTATTTTGAAGTAGAAATTACTAATCCTGAGCAGTTAGAAATTACAAAAGCAATTCTAAAACAGTCTCCAAAAATAAACACATTAAATGAAAGACTTACTAAAAGTTCACTTAAAGAAATGGTGCGTCGGGAATTGTATAGAATCCATAATTAATAAATAATATTATAAAGATAGGGTGTCTTAAAAAAGACGCTCTTTTTCTTTGGAGGTATAAAATTTCTTCGGTAACTTCGCCCTACGAGGGTTAGGGAAATGAGGGAATGAGAGATAGTAGCATGGGTTGGGAAAACGGAGGAAATCGTATATTTATATATATAAACAAACATTATGAAGTATAAAAACAACGTTGCGGAAAAATTAGGACAATTAGATGCGACAGCAAACAGAATTAAGTTTCAAGTAAATAGGGCTGCGGATCAAGATTTGACTTTAGAATCGATTGAAGATTTAAAAGAACAAATTGAAAAATTACAAGAAATGATTTCTTTGGAGCAAGACGATTTTGCACAACAATTTAGAGGGTAATAACTATGGTATGGTTTTGGGTAATAATAATTCATTTAATTGAAGTTGTAGCAATAGGAGTATTTCTACTTATTAGACGTAACGGTGCACTTGAAAAAGCAGTTAACGATCAACAGCAATACATTGATGCTATTAGTATAGTAATTAGTGATTCTGATAGACGTTTACGTGAATTAGATACTATGGGTGCTTTTGAAGCGGATGATGAAGTAGGTACTTTCTTCCAAAATTTAAGAGAAATACAAACTTCCATTAGTCAGTTTAATAATAGAAAGTAACTTGGTTATGTAACTTATTTCCCGTATATTGATATTAAAATAGGGAATTACATGTCATATTATGAAAATTATGGAGCTGATATATTTGCTGATGAGAAGGTATCCTTGACTAAACGTGGCTTACCACGCAAGCGAAAACCAAAGGAACCTCGTATTTACTTTACTCAGGATACTGAAGATGCTATTGTAGAATATCTTATTACTGTAGATACTACTGAACGTAATCGCATTTATAATGATCGTATTGAATATGGTTTTTATAAGTTAGCCGAAAATATAATTCATACGTTTAAATTTTATTATACTGATACGGATACAATTGAAGAACTCAAGCATGAGGTTATTACCTTCTTGCTTGAGAAACTTCATTTATATAAGCCAGAAAAAGGTAAAGCATTTTCTTATTTTGGTACTATTGCTAAACGCTATCTTATAGTTTATAATGAAAATAACTATAAGAAACTTCAGGAAAGAGCTGATGTAGATGCATCGGATGAAGATCAGATGCAGTTATATGAAAATGATAAAAATTTAGAGAATATATTTAATGAAAATAATTTTATGGATCAGTATATTCGATATATTGATAAACATATATATAAATTATTTCCTAAAAAACAAGACGCTCAAACAGCAGATGCTATTGTTGAATTATTTCGTAAACGTGAAACATTAGAAATATTTAATAAGAAAGCACTATACATTTATATTCGTGAAATAACAGACGTATCTACACCTCAAATAACTAAGATAATTAAAAAATTAAAGATAATATACGTTCAATTGTATAATGACTATTATCAACACGGATATATAAAGATTTAATTACTTATATTTATACGTAAACATAATTTATGACTAATTTTGATGATGTTACTATATTTGGTAATACATCACTATCAGACTTGTTTAAACAAATACATAGGAATAATAAAGATATTGATAAACAAATCAATGAATTTATTGATACTCTTAAACCTATTGCTACGTCTAATGCAGGTTCCGCAGTGATGTTAATGCCTACTGTTAAAGATTTAATTGATGTTAACGTTAAGAATAACGAACAATTAATTAAAATAGCAGGTATAGCGCAGCGTGCTTCAACTGTCAACGCTAATGCTGGGCAGGAACTAATTAATATGGATGAAATTACGGCTTTAATTGAAGAACAAAAAGCAGTGCAAGAGCAAGGTCAAAAACTATTAGAACAAACCCCGGTAATACAAATAGGACAATAATGAGAGTAAAAGAAAATCTATCATCTGTTGTTGCTTCTATAGGTAAAAATAATTTTTCACCTGCTAAAAAGGCTCAGGTAGGTAGAGTATATGGTGTTGTTACTACTGAAAATACTCCTACTAAAGAGATGTTTGAAAAAGTAGGTGGATACAGTGGTATAGGTACTATATTTTATCTTGATTATGAACAATCTAAAAATATTATTGGAACAATAGATAATAGTTTTTTAAATACATGTAAAACAGCTAAATCTCTTTACCCACAATTCCAGTATTATCCTATATTAGGAGAGTTAGTTTTTTTAGAGGATTTACCATCACCCGTTTCTCAAATATCAAATACTTCTTCTCAAAAATATTATATAAGCTCTATTAATTTATGGAATAACCAACAACAAAATTCCCAACCAGCAAATGATAATGCTAGCTTAGGAGTTACATTTGTTGAAAATCCAAAGATTAAGGCATTATTATCTTTTGAAGGAGATCATATATTACAAGGTAGACAAGGAAACGCTTTAAGATTTAGTACTACTACTACGTTATATAAGAATTTAAATGAATGGAGTGATATAGGTAAAGATGATGATCCTATTACTATATTATCAAATGGATTTGCATATGATCCTAATGAAAAATTTCATGTAGAGAAAATAAATAAAGATTTATCTTCTATCTATTTAACCTCAGCTCAAAAAATTCCTTTACAAACAGATAAAACAGGTATATTAAATAATTTAACTAATCCTTTAAATGTACCTGACTATTTCAGTGCTCAAGCTATTATTAATAGTGATAGAGTTACTATAAATTCTAAAAAGGATGAAGTAATGATATTTGCTAAAACAAATATTGAATTAAATACCAAAAATATTATTAATTTAAACGCAGATGAACGTGTACATTTAAATTCTAATGCTGTATTTTTAGGACCTTATACTAATGTAGCTCCTCAACCAGTATTATTAGGATATGAAACAATAAGATTATTTCAACACCTACAAGAAACATTAACTAGACTAGCTTCATATCTATCTAGTGCTGTTAGTACTCCTGAAGGCGCTCCTATATTAGGATTAACATCCGCTGGTAGAGATTTAATGGGAGATATGAAAAGGGTATGTGATTTATTAGAAAAAATTCCTTCACAAAAAGTATTCACAGCATAATGTCTAATACAACTAACATATCACCCGTAATATCTCCTGATATTTTAAAAACAATATCATCATCTACTGCTATTAAAACTTTTGGTTCACAGTTAAAAGATAAAAATAAAGAAACTGTAATTATAGGGAATCAATCTAAGACAGCAAATATAGATACTGAATTAGATGATTTAACGAAAAAAGAAATCCAAGCCGGAATAAATAAGGATAATACAATTCAAAAGGCTCAATCTGATTTTAATACAAACCAGATCACTCAGGATCAATACAATGATATCATTATTAGTGCTAATTTTACTTATGAAACTGAGATAGCTACTATTAGTATTCAAAGGCAAAAATTAGAACAAGATAAACAAAATATAAATAATAATCCAAACGATAAAATAAAAAACCAACAAAAATCTTTTAAAGCAAGTATTAAAAATTTAAAGAAAAAAACTCAAGAATCCGAAACTAAATCAAAACAAGATTTAACTAAACAGGTTGTTTCTAATGTAACAAAAACACTAGTTCCTATTATTGCGTTGCAATTAGCAAATAGTTTTTCGACATTAATTACACAAAGAAAAAAATTAGAAGAATTAGTTGATCAAGTAAATAATTATATAGATACTAAAGTTAAAGATCAAACTACTGTTATTATAGCAACTAATTTAAGGAATAATGCTATTACTTTAATTAATAATAATATTAAAAAATTAGAAAATTTAAAGAAAAATATTGAACGTATAAATAAAATAGTAACTACAATTGTCGTAGTAGTAACTATAATTGAACGTATACTTAGTTTACCTATTCCCGTTTTATTACCTATAAAAGTTCAATTTCAACCTAAACTACAAAAATTACTAAGATTAATATCGGGACTAAGTGCATTATTAGTTATAGCTATTATGTTATTATCAAATGAAATAATAAGATTAAACGAATTAAGAGATCGCTTAAAAGAAGTTAGTTTAAAATTAGATGGAAAAACGTTAGAAAATTTAAATGACAAACAATTATCTGAATTATCAAATGAATTCCTCCCAGCAGGTGGGAATTATGGATCTTACAAAGGATTTAAATTTGCGATTAAAGAAGAACAAAATGCAAAGTTTGTTGTTAAAGGTAATAAACGTCGCTATGCAGTAGCTATTGATCGTTATGGTGTTGAAATTATTAAAAGTGAATATTCGTTCACATTAGACCCTAACGATCTAATAGAACAATTAAAATTAGTTATTGATCAACAAAATTTACAAGGATAAAATATTTATAATTATGAATACTAAGGCATTTAAAAGATTAATTAAGGAAGCAGTAATTGATGCTATTCATGAAGAATTACCATTCATTCTTGAAGAGCACATGGCTAAACAAGAAAAAAAGGCATTACGTGAAAATAGAACAATGAGTTTTAATAGTAGCGATGTGATAGCAGGAAATCCTGATGTTAGATCATCATTGCGTGCTAAAATGGGTGAACAATTTGGTTTTCAACAACCTCAACCTAAACTAGAAGTAATAGATGCTATTGACGACCTAACAGGAGAACGTGTAAATCCATTTGCCGCTTTTATAGCAGACTCAGCAGCTAATATGACTGCTCAAGATATATCAGGATTAAGAAATTTAGGATAATATGCCAATACCTCAAACAATACGTGTAAATCCGTTAGATTTACAAAAGAATATTGCTATTGGGGTATCTTTACCTTTTAATGGCCCTGGAGTATTCAACAGTACTTATACTACTAAAGATCAAATTAAATCAAATCTAGTTAATTTATTATTGACTAGTACTGGTGAGCGAATAATGAATCCTAATTTTGGAACGTTATTAAAACGATTCTTGTTTGAAGGAATTACAGATAGTAACTTAGAATCTTTAAAAGATAATTTATTAAACAGTATATCAATATACATACCAGATATTACTGTAACTAGTATTATTATTACCCCCAATACTGATTACAATTCTATAGATTTAAATATAGATTATGTAGTTAATATTTCACAATCTCCTGATCAAGTAACAGTACAATTTACATAATAATGACTAACGAAGATAAAAATATATCATATTTAAATAAAGACTTTGGAGCCTTTAAAGCGGCATTGCAACAATATGCTAAAACATATTTTCCTTCAACATATAATGATTTTTCAGAAGCTACTCCGGGTAATATGTTTATCGAAATATCATCATATGTTGGTGATGTTATGTCATTTTATTTAGATACTCAAACACAAGAGAATTTTCTTATATATGCTAAAGAAAAAGAAAATTTATATGCTTTATCTTATGTGATGGGATATCGTCCTAAAGCATCATATGCTTCTAATACTACTGTAGATGTATACCAATTAATGCCTGCTACCTCCTCAGACGGAGGCACAACATTCTTTCCAAATTATAATATATACGGTCTAATAATTCCAGCTAATACTACTATTACTTCGGCTGCTACTGGTATTAAGTTTTTAACCACGCAACAAATAGATTTTACAGATACAGGTAGTACTGAAATTAGTTTTGTAGATAATAATTATTTTCTATTTAAAAAATCTACTGAAGCTATATCAGCTGAATTAAAAGAAACAACTATATCATTCCCAGGAAATCAAAAATTTGCTACTACAACTATTACTGATACTAATATTTTACAAATATTAAGAGTTACAGGTAGCGATAGTAATACATGGTATGAAGTTCCATATTTAGCCCAAGCATCAATATTTCAAAAAGTAGCTAACCCTTCATATTCTACAGATCAAGTTCCTTATTTATTACAATTACAGAAAGTACCTAGAAGGTTTACCTCTAGAATACTATCAGATAATACCTTACAATTAGAGTTTGGAGCCGGTTTATCTTCAAATAAAACAGATAGCCAAATCCTCCCAACCCCAGATAATATTCAACTAGGATTAGTACCGGGTATTTCATTATTAACAAATAACTATAATGAAGCTTCTGTATTCTTTACTCAAGAATATGGATTAGCCCCTTCTGGAAATTATAATGTAAAATATCTAGTTGGTGGTGGTATTACATCAAATATAGCTGCTAATGATTTGACTACTATAGATACATCTGGACTTTATTTTAAAAATGGTAATCCTGGAGGTGGAATAGCGGCTACTGTATTATCAAGTGTAGTATCTTCTAATCCCAATCCTTCATCTGGAGGTAGGAATGGAGATACAATTGATGAAATAAGACAAAATGCTTTATATTCATATTCAACTCAATTAAGAGCTGTAACAAAAGATGATTATATTATTAGAGCATTATCAATGCCTTCTAATTACGGAACCTTAGCTAAAGCTTATATTTCACAAGACTTTACTCGAGATGATCTTCAACAAACAGTAGCCAATACTCAACCTGGTAATTCTCTTGCTTTAGATTTATATATTTTATCTTATAATAATAATAAACAATTAACTACTGCTTCTACTACATTAAAGCAAAATCTAGTAACATATCTTAATGAATATAGAATGGTTACGGATGCTATTAATATTAGGGATGCCTACTATATTAATATAGGAATTAATTTTGATATAGTAATATTGAGTGGATATTCAAATAAAGACGTACTAACTAATTGTATTTCAACTATACAAGACCACTTCAATATAGATAAATGGCAAATAAATCAACCAATCATACTTTCAGATATTCAATCTAAACTTTTACAAGTTAAAGGAGTACAATCTGTAATTAAAATGGAAATAGTAAACAAACAAGACTCTACTAATACTACATATTCTCAATATGGATATGACATAGCTGGTGCTACTAGACAAGGAAATATATATCCTTCCCTAGACCCAGCAATATTTGAAGTTAGATATCCTAACACAGATATACAGGGTAGAGTTGTTGTTATGTAAAAGTTTAAGATATGAAATTAGAAAGAGGTGATAATAATATAAATGTAAAATTACTACAAGAAAAATTAGGATTAGAACCCATTGGAAATTTCGGTCCTAAAACTGAAAAAGCAGTAAAGGAATTTCAAAAAAAATATGGATTATCTGTTGATGGAGTTGTTAATGATAAAACGTGGCAGATGATTATGGGAATTGCTTTAAGTAAACCTTTAACCCCACCTCCCCCTCCTCCTCCTCCACTTCCTAATACTACTAATTTAAAGATAGACAAATTAAAAGGACATATACCTGATAGTGTAATAGTTCAAATACCTACTGTTATTACTAAATTTCAAATTAATACACCTTTACGTTTAGCTCATTTCCTATCACAGTGTGGGCATGAAAGTGGAGGATTTAAAATAGTAAATGAAAACTTAAATTATAGTGCTAAAGGATTAACAAAAATATTTAAAAAATATTTCCCAACAGAAATTAAAGCTAAAGAATACGAACGTAAACCAGAAAAAATTGCTAATTTAGTCTATGGCAGCCGCATGGGTAATGGCGCAGAAACAACAGGTGAAGGCTATAAATTTCGCGGACGTGGTTATATTCAATTGACTGGCAAAGACAACTATAAAGCGTTTGATGCAGTTGTTACTGAATCGATTGTTGATAATCCTGATTTAGTAGCAACTATATATCCACTAGCGTCAGCCGCTTGGTTTTTTACTAGATGTTTATCCAAATGTGATTTAGGTAATTCGGATGATGTTGTTACTCTTGTTACAAAATGTGTTAATGGGGGTACTATTGGTTTAGCAGATCGTATTAAGCATTTTAAAGAATATTATACGTTGTTAGCATAAAACAAATTTGTAATTGCTATATTTATATGTAGTAACTACTAATTATGGCTGTTTATAAAATATTTCCTGAAAAGAGCGCTACTCTTTATTCATACTATCCAACCCTCAATGCGGGTATAGATGAAATACTAGAAGTTAGTACCTATTATTCAATACAGGGTACTAATGAAGTATCCCGTCCTATTATTAAATTCCCATCTGATCAAATATCAGATATAATTACTAATAAAATCAGTAGTAGTGCTTTTGATGTTTACTTAAAATTGTATTTAGCTAACGCTTCTGAAATTCCTACAAACTATACATTATTTATTCATCCTTTATCTAAGGATTGGAATGTAGGAACTGGTAGATTAGGTAATTCTCCTATTACTACAGATGGTGTTAGTTGGCAATATACAATAGAATCAGGTAGTGTTGTATGGACTACTGGTATATTTCCAACAGGAACAACAGGTTCATATAGTGCAACCGGAACTGTAGGTGGTGGTGCGTGGTGGACAAGTTCTCTATATCAGTCAACACAATCATTTACTTTTATTTCTTCAAAAGATATTGAAACTAAAGTAACTAATACTGTATTAGCATGGAATAGTAGCTCAATAGCTAACTATGGATTCATCTTAAAACATTCATCATCTTTAGAATTTACTAATGTTGATAAGTTTGAAACTAAATATTTTTCAGGCAATACTCACACTATTTATCCTCCTGCTCTTGAATTTAGATGGAATGATTCAGTATATAATACAGGTTCATTAACCGTAGTAACTTCAAGTTTATTTGCCCTTACATTAGGAAATAATAAAGCAGAATATCAACAAGACTCAGTTCAACGTTTTAGAGTAAATGTAAGAGATCAATATCCTTCAACAACATTTAGAACTACATTAAGCTATACTAATTCAAAAGCTTTACCTTCTTCTTCATATTGGTCAATAAAAGATTTGGACACTGAAGAAATTGTCGTAGATTATGATACATCATATACTAAAATAAGTTGTGGAACTGCGGGTAATTATTTTGATATTTATATGAATGGATTAGAACCTGAACGTTACTATAAGGTTTTAATTAAATCTGTTTTTTCAAACGGTGAAACAACAGTGTTTGATGAAAATTACATTTTTAAAGTTATAAGATAATGTCCCAAATCCCAGTTCAAAAAACTGTATTTAGTAAAGACTCATATAATAGAGTAATTGATACTCAATTTAGTCAACTAATAACTCAAGAAGATGAACCCTTATCTTTTTCAGTTGATGACTTTTTTGAATTATATGATCAACTATTTTATCAAATTCCTCGAGAGGGAGAAACAAATTCTCATCAATATATTTTACAGAGGGAAGCAGATTATCTAAGTATTAGTATTAGTCAAGAAGATGTACAAGCATTATTAGATGAAATAACATCTTTAAGACAACAAGTATTAGATACTCAAACAATAATAAACGATTTGACTAAACAATAATGGCGGATAATATTAAAATAATAGGTGAAATTTTAAATACTCAACAGGTATCTCGTTATGATGAGGCTGACCTTAATTTATTTTTACCACAAATATTAAAAGAAGATTTTGGTCAACAAAATGATTATATTGAATATTTTGTTTATGATGCGGGTAATAATCTTTTAAATATTAATTATAGTTATAAAGATTTTAAATCTCCTAGTACCTCCTTTGTAGACCCAAATACAAATGCTTTACCTATTATTGAAATAGATCCTGTTAAGGATTTACAAACTTTAGGATATTCATCTGGTGAATTTATAGTTCAATATAATATATTTAACAATAGAATTTCAAATCCAAGTGCTGAATTATTCTTAAAAGAAATATCAGCAGATAGAACTGAATTAAGAGTAGGATCTACAATCTTAACAAATCAACAAATAGAAGATGCTGCTTTATCCCTTATAAACGAAGCAACTGGATCTTCTTATTTTATTGATCATCTTATAAATTTTGGTGACAACATACAAGCAGTAGCTATAAATGTTGCTCTTAATAAAGTAGATTCTGGTTATGAAATTTTATTTAAGTTATATCAACCCCTACCTGATAATATACAGGAAAAATCTACCTTATGGGTTGTTAATGAAAAGGCAAACCCATATGTTTTTGATATTAACCTGGATAAATTAATTACCCCAGCTCCGGGTCCACAATTAAGAGGTCCTAACTTTGCTATCGATATACCTAATCAAAATAACATTGCTACTTCTTATCAAACATATAATAGTTTAGTAAGTAGTTTACAAAATATTTCATCATCATATCAACAACTTTTAAATTTAATAAATTCACAAAGTACTGATATTAATACCAACTACACTAATTTTAATAACTTTATATTTTTTAGTTCGGCTAAACAGAGAGTTATTAATTTTTATAATAAAGTAAAGCAAATTGAAGATTATAGAAATACTATAACAACATATACTCCTTTAACATCTAGTTATCCCAATTTAATTTATGATTTAAATTCAGCTACAGCTAGCATAAACGATACTATAGTTAATTTTGATGGATTTGAATATTATTTATATTTTGAAAGTGGTTCTACTTTAACATCATCTTTAGAATTTGAAATTACTCCTTATCCTAAATCTAGCTCATTAAAACCATTTACTTTATATTCAACTGGATCTAATTTAGTTAATACTTGGTATGGTGCTACTACTGCTAGTGCATATGATTATGATGATTATAATCAAAATAATCTAACAAATACTGTTCCTTCATTTATTAAAGATGATGGAAATAATGATCAATATATAACCTTCCTTAATATGGTAGGTCATTATTTTGATAATATTTGGATTTTCCTAAATGCTATTACTGATATAAACTTAGCAAATAACAACCTAGAACAAGGTATTTCTAAAGATTTAGTATACACTACACTACAATCACTAGGAATAAAATTATATAACAAATATGGAGATTCAGATAATATTCCTTTTCTAATAGGAAATAATGGTAGTTCTAGTTTTGATAACAATTTTACCCCTACAGGTTCCTATTTAAATTCAATTCCTCAAAAAGATTTACTTGTTGAATCTTATAAACGTATTTATCATAATTTACCTTTACTATTAAAAACTAAAGGAACAACTTATGGATTACAAACATTAATATCTGCATTTGGTATTACTAGTAGTATATTGAATGTTAAAGAATACGGTGGTGATTTAAAAAATAGTACTTTAGACGAATATAATACTGATAAAGTAAGGATAGTTACTAATGATATAGTAACTGGGAGTGTATTGTCACCCTATATTAGTTTACAACAGCAACCAACATTACCTGCGCTATTTAGGACCGATGATCTACATTACGTTGATGTTTCATTCTCTCCTGAGACTCAAATAGATACATATGCAGCATCGCGTATTGCTTCTACTGACCCCTCATGGGCTTTAGACAACTATATTGGAGATCCAAGACAATTATATAGTAGTTCTTATAGTGACTTAAATACTCAACGTAATATTTATTATAACTTTACAGCATCTAATATGGATTACTCTGGATTTATCCGATTAATTCAATTTTTTGATAATTCATTATTTAAAATGGTAAAAGATTTTGTTCCTGCAAGAGCAAATCTTTCAACCGGTGTTACTATTAATTCTCCTGTATTAGAGAGAAATAAATGGTCTTATTCTAATCCTAGTTCTACTTCTGAAATAGAAGTAATGGATGCTATTTTAGAAGGTCCTTCAATTAGTACGGAATATACAAACATATATCAAGGATTAACAGGTAGCAGAGGTTCATATTATACCGGAGAATTTAGTGGTAGTGTAATTAGATATGGTAATGATTGGATAGAAAGAAACTTTAATCCATATTTAAATTCTACTGCTAGTTTAACTAATAGCATATATGCATTCGAACATTCTGAATTTAATATTTTATTAAATAATGTATCTGCAAGTAGATTATCTAATACTAGGCAAGATATAGAATATATCTTTGGCACTACAGGAAGCATATTAACACCTGCTTATTTGCAAGATTCAAATGAATCTCTTACTTCTTATAACAGATCAAGATATGAAGGTGTTAAAATAAGTAGTTTATTATACAGTAACTATACTAGTGCTTCCTCTACCTATGCTGGTGATAATTCATATGGTAAAACAGCAACGATTGATAAAAATGTAAGAAAAATAGGATTATTTACAGACATAATAGAATCAGTATTCTTGCCTGGTAGAAATAAAGCTAGTTTAAAATATCTTGTAGATGAATATGGTGGGTTGACAGAATTAAACCAACGTAATAAACATTGGGAAGAAGTACAACGAACATTTATTGCAGGTGATTATCTAAATGTATCTCAATTTGATAATCAAAAATCAAGTAATCAAAAAACAACAGACGGTAATAAGATTATATTTGATAGTGGTTATTCATATAATCCTATATTATATTTTTCTACATGTAGTGTAGATCCTACATTATATTTTGAAAATTTAAGTGGAGCCAGTTCTTATCTAGCAACCGCCCTTAATTCAAGTTCTTCTCTATATATAAGTGGTTCACCTGTACTTGGATTTCCTTTAAGTGCAAGTTATGTTCCTAGTATTTTTAATGTAGTACAAGAAGGAGCAGCTTATTTTAAATCTGGTGATTTTACTTCACACCCTTCATATTCGGTACAAGAATTTGGAAATCATAAAATACAAGCATCTTTTGATCTTTCATTAGAATTATCCGGAAGTAGTCAAAGTGCTACTTGGTCTTTACAAGTGTTTAAAAATGGATCTACATTATTATATGAATCTGAACAAGTATTTTACACTGCTGCCCCTCCGGGAACTGCAGGTTCATTAACAGCTTCAATAAACACCAGTACATATTCTAAATATAGTGTTTATTTCTCAGCAATAACAGCAGCTACTCTTGAAGTTAGTGGTAGTGTCCCTACTAGCAATGAACAGTCTAGTATTGGACCCTTAGGAATAACAGTTCCAACATCATTAGGAGTAGAGATTAAAAAAATGAATAATGGTGGGCTTCTTGTAGATCCTTTAGTAGTAGAAATAAAAGTTAACGGTACTACTAAATCGGGAACTTATAGTAGACCAGCAGATGATACTATACCTTCTTATGTTAATATAATAGGAGGAGGAGGAATTGACTATATAACAATCCAACCAGGTGATAATATAGAAGTATTAATATTAGAAGCATAATTATGGCATCCGAAACAAAAACATTTAGTATAAATCAAGCATCTGTTCCTTTAGAAAAAGGAGATACACTAACATTTAAATTTGTAGTAAAAAATACATCTACTAATAATTTTACTGCATCTCTATCAGCAGGGTCATTAAATGTATCTTCATTATCTGTAGCTACAGGGTATGCTTCCCTTAATTGTCCCTACTTTAATTCAGCTTCGCTTTCAAGTTCTGCTGAAAATACTTTATACAGTGATGAAATTGTATTTGGTTCTGGTATAAGTAATTTTCATGATAGAAATTATTTATTTGTTCCTAATCCTCTTACAGGATCCTTAAATAGTTTATATTCAACCTATGGAGATGTAGATTATAAATTTGTTATTAAACCATATGATATAGTATTGACTTATTTATCTGATGGTACTTATGTTGAATCTAGCATAACACGTGTTTTTATTGATGGTAATAACTTATTAAGATTAAAATTAACTTCTCCTTTATCTACATTATATCGTAATAATTTAATGTCTGGCTCTTTTCAGAGATTTTTATTACTTTCCAGATTAGAAGATGAAAACAATGCTTTTTTAACCTTTAGAAAACGTGAAGGTGCCACATCGTATGGATTTTTAATTCCTCAAAACATAGCACCTGATGTACTAGATAATATAGATACTATTACTAAAGAGGTAAAATTAAAACTCCTATCAGATCAATCAGCAATAACAATAAATACTTTTTAAAAAATTTATAACTTAATATATTTATATCATATACAATAGAAACTTATGGCAATTTTAAATCCTACAACAATAACTGTAGACGCAATATTAACCACAAAAGGTCGCGAATTATTAGCTCGAAATGATGGGTCTTTTCAAATAACACAGTTTGCATTAGCAGATGATGAAATTGATTATACATTATATAATCCAACACATCCTTCTGGTTCTGCATTTTATGGTCAAGCAATTGAAAATACTCCTGTATTAGAAGCATTTCCTGAAGATTCACAAACGATGCGTTATAAACTAGTAACATTACCTCGTGGTACTTCACGTTTACCTGTTATTAATATAGGATATACTAGTGTTACTCTTAAACAAGGGGCTTCATTAACTATCACTCCACAAACTCTTAATTATTTAGGAGCCACAAGTACATTTGAATCAAACGGATATATAGCTACAATTGCTGATTCTCGTTTAGTATCTACCTTTAGTGGTACTGGTATAACAACTACTACTCCTATTTCAGGACTAAATACAACTACAGGTACTGTACTATCAGTAACACAAGTTGGAACTTCATTTACATTAACAGGAACAACTATTAATACATTATTTGGATCTACTTTGTCTACCCTAACAACTACACTTACCGTGATTGGTAGAGACAGTGGTGCTAGAATTACTATACCTTTGAATATTCAAAAAGTATCAACAAACTAATATAAACTATGTCATTTTCAAGATATAATACAGAAGATCAAGTAATAAGTTCAGAAACCGTAGTACGGGGGTTATGGAGTGGTGATCAATATCAATTAGCACCTCCCTTTACTACTCAAAGTAATGCTACTGAATATTACATAGATGTATATGACTCAACCCCGGCAGTACAATTTAGTATTCAATATGGTAATTTATATGGATCTGGATCTATTGCAATAAATGCTTTAGTTACTGGTAGTTCTCCATCTCGTATTGTGTATGGACAATATAGAAATTTAGTATATGGCACTGAAAACACTAATTTTTCATTTAATAATTCTGTAACAGCAAGTAGTATTTATGTAATTAATGTTGCTCGCTCACGTTATAAAGAAAGTTTACTTCCTGGCTCTTTTGAATTAAAGCTATCAGCAGCATCAGGAATTACATTAATAGATGATAGTACAACTACTAATTTATCTCGTTTTCTTGGTGAAAATAGGTATTATAATGTAATTAGTGGTAGTATAGCTAGTGGTTCTTTTAGTACAGCTACAAATTATGGTTTTTTCTTTCCGGATTTAGGAGTAATAATTTTAGATTCTGGAAGTCTATCAGGCAAAATAGCAGCTCCTGGAGTATCATATAATGCAAGTAAATTATATGATTCTATTATAGCTGGAGGTAGTTTTAAATTAAAATCATCTGAAACTGTATCATCAACATATTTCTTTACTCGTGTAAAAAATAGTGAATTTAATTATACTACTAACCCATCTATTATAGATGATAATGGTAATTTATTATATACAACATTAATTAATAGTCCTCAAACGTTTCCAACAACTGTAGGATTATATAATGATAATAATGAATTATTAGCAGTAGCTAAAATGAGTAGACCTCTAACAAAAGATTTTACTAAAGAAGCATTAATAAGAATTAAGATAGATTACTAATATGTATGGCATCATTCAAAAAGTTAAGCAAATCAGACGTTACATTTGTACCTTACTATGCTAATAAGCAATGGACTATTTCTATTGATTGCTTTCCAACATCTAATGAATATTTAACCATATATAAAGGAACTAATTTTACTGGTAGTTTTTCCTCAGGCAGCGATCCAAAAAGTGAAGGACAATATGAGCGTTTATTGTATAGTCAAATAAATCAACTATTCTATCAAAAGTATACAACTTTATTAAATACATCTTCACTAGTTAATTCAATTTATTACGAATCAGCTTCACAACAAAGACCTACACAATCATATTTTATATATAATGATAGTGCTAGATTAGTTGAAAACTTCCCTACAGGCGCTATGGAAGGTATTCGAGTATTAGCAATTAATCAAGGTGTATTTGGTGATAAAATATTACCAAACACATTTATATTATCTTCTTCTGCTTATAGAGTAGTAGATGATGGATATGGTAATCTATATGATTCACAATCTAGTAATACTCATATAGGAAATATATTTTATGCTCATGGATTAGGAATAATTACTAATCAGGATTATCAATTAATGTTTCCTACATCATCTGATGATTGTCTCCCTACTACTACAACAACTAGTACAACCACAACATCAACAACTGCGCCACCAACAACTACAACAACTACAACAACAACTGCAGCTCCAACTACTACTACTAGTACTACAACTAGTACAACTACGGCACCAACAACTACTAGCACAACAACTAGTACAACTACGGCACCAACAACTACTAGTACAACAACTACTACTACCACGGCTGCACCTACAACGACAACTAGTACAACAACAACGACTACAACTGCGGAGCCTACTACTACAACCACAACAACAACTACATCAACAACTACTAGCACTACAACGGAGGCTCCTGAAACAATAACAATTACGGCATGTGCCGGTGTTCAAGCTAATGGCTCAGGCAATGTTGTAGCATATGCGTATGCTAGTGCTCCTGTAGATACTAACGTTACAGTTGATCTTACTTGGACAGCTGCTGATACAAGTACTATTAGTGGAACTGCTACAATACTAGCAGGAGAAACATGTGGAACAATAACATTAACAGGGGCTGATCCTAATGAGACTGGATCTAATTTGGAAATTACATCAATCACCCCAGGAACGTTTGGTAATCAAACGTATGTTGAAGGTACAGAAACCTTATCTTCATCTTGCATAACATGTCCTATACCGTAAATAAATAAAAATTTGTTATGAAAAATTTGCATTACATTTGTGTTCAACCAAGAATACTTTATTATGCTTGGCAAGTTGAAGTTATGATTAATAACTTTGTTAAGCATGGGGTTAGTGGTAATGACATTGATATTTTAGTTGCTTGGAATCCTAATGATTTAACCTCAACTCCTGAAAATATAGAGATGTGGGATAAGTTAGTTAATAAGTATAATTATGTTCGTTTTTTCTTCTATCAAGATACTAGAGAGGATATGTCTTATATTCCATCAATTTATTTTAATATATTAAAACAACATATTCAAGCATACCCTGAATTATCTACTCAATCCCTATTTTTACATGATTCAGATATATTATTTACTAAACCAGTAGATTTTAGTTTTGCTTTGAATGATAATATATGGTATTTAAGTGATACCGTAGGTTATATAGGTACACAATATATTTTAACTAAAGGAGAGGATATTTATAGAGGTATGTGCAATCAAATAGGAATAGATCCTTTAATACCTAAACTACTCAACTCTAATTCAGGGGGGGCTCAACATATTGTTAAAAATTCTACTTATGAATATTGGGATAAAGTAGAAAAAGACTCTATAAAATTATATAAATGGTTTTGTGAACAAGAACCATTATGGAAAGGTGAAGGATACCCAATACAAAAATGGACAGCAGGAATGTGGTCATTATTATGGAATGCTTGGTTATTTGAACATGAAACTAAAGTAGACAAACGATTAGATTTTTGTTGGGCAACTGATCCTATTTCTAAATGGGATGAAGTTTGTATATTCCATAATGCTGGTGTAACTGAGCATGGTAGATTATTTATGAAAGGAAATTATACTAATTCATTACCTTATAATATAGAAAATACATTTGATTCCAATTTCTGCTCATATAATTATGTTAATGAAATAATAGAAACAACTCAAAAATCATGTCTACTATAAATCTCCCTAAAGTATCCTGCATATGTCCTACATTTTCTAGAGCATATCTTCTAGAAGAAGCTCTTGAATCTTTTTTGAAACAAGACTATCAAGGAGAAAAAGAATTAATAATATATAATGATTTCTCCCAACAAGAATTTATATTTGAACACCCAGAAGTAAAAATAATTAATTCCTCAGAAAGATCTCCTAATCTTGGACATAAATGGAATACAACTTATAAATATGCTACTGGAGAATATCTATTAACATGGGGAGATGATGACATTTATCTACCAGGTAGAATAAGTAGAATGGTTAATAATTTAAATCAATCTGATTTTGTATATGAAGGTCCATTCTATATATTATATGGAGATGTTCTTTACAAAAAGACAGATCAAACTCAAGGAGCAAATATAGTTTCAAGAAAATTATTTGATGCTGTAGGAGGAATACCAGAAAAAAATACAGGAGAAGATGCTGCTTTTAATAATAGAATAGCAGAATATTTACATAAATCTCTTGATGTTTGTAAAGATGAACCACAATTTTTATATAGGTGGTCATCACCAAGAAACCATATATCTCAATTTGGAGAAGATAAAGAAGGTGAGACTACTAGCTATCAAAAAATGTTAGAAGCAGCAAATATATACATTGAATCTGGCAAAGAACCTAAGGGTGTTTATCATTTAAATCCTCATTGGAAGTTAAATTGGATAGAAGAAGTAAAAACTGCTATTATAGAACCCTAACTAAAAATATGACTTATATTCACCCTACAGCTCTAATTGAACCTAATGTAATAATCGAAGAAGATGTTTACATTGGACCTTATTGTATAATAGGATTTCCACCTGAATGGAAAAAAAGAGAAGAAGAAGGAAAGGGTGTAATAATTAAAAAAGGGACTAGATTAACTGGATTTGTAACAATAGATGCTGGAGCAGAAAGAAGAACAGAAATAGGTGAAAATTGTTATATAATGAAATATGGTTATATTGCTCATGATTGTGTAATAGAAAATAATGTAACAATGAGTGCTGGTTCAAAACTAGCAGGTTTCTGTCACATTTCTGAAAATGTAAATTTAGGAATGGGGGTAGCTATTCATCAAAAATCAACAATACCCCCAGGGGTAATGATAGGAATGAATGGAGTAGTAACTAAACAAAGTAAATTATTACCTAATCAAAAATATGCAGGTATACCTGTTAAACATATAGGAAGCAATGAAAGACATTAAAATTTTCTAATATTTATATCCATGCCAGCAATAACATATACAGGATCATTTTCAGTTTCATTTAAAAATGAACAACCAATATACGAACATGAGGTTCGTTGTTTGGTAAAGGAAAGTGATTTTAATTTATCTTACAATCCAACACTAGTAACTAATTACGCTAGTGGATCTGTAAAAGATTTTGCTACTGGCTCTGATTTTTACACCTATGCTACTGCGTTAGGATTATATAATGATAATAATGAATTATTAGCTGTTGCTAAATTTGGTAAACCAATGTTAATGTCACCTGATACAGATATGACGTTTGTTGTTAAATACGATACATAATGATTAAATTATTAGACTTAATAGAAGCTAAACAAGTAGGTATATTATATCATTTTACAAATAGTTCTTTTATTAATAGTATAAAAGAAAAAGGTATAAAATTTGAACCTGATAACTCAGGACTTTATCCAAATCAATTTTATATTGCTGCTACTAGAGATAAAAGTGGAAAAGGTTTATTTAAATATTTAGATTATAAAGATTTAAATGTTAGGATTACATTAGATGGAAATAAAATATCTGAAAGATATAAAATTGAACCAATTAATGTAGAGAATATATGGAATAAAGATGAGTTTGAAGAAGAAGGAACACCTATTATTTCTAAATTTACTGAATTTTTTGAAGAAAGAATATTATCTAATAGAGAAGGTTACTTAGATCCTAAATATTTCATTAATATTGAAAGTGTTTAAATAAATTTTATGAATAATTGGTTATGGCATCTCGATGACGGAAGTTTAGATGAATTTCCTGAAGAACACACTGAAGGTTATTATGGTTTTACTTATATAATTACTAATTTGGAAACAAATAAATTTTATATAGGTAAAAAAGCATTCTTACATAATAAAAAGAAAAAACTCACTAAAAAAGAAATTGCTGAACATACAGGTGTTGGTCGTAAACCAACAACCCGAGTTGATAAAGTAGATAGTGGGTGGAAATCATATTATGGTTCATCTAAAGAACTATTAGCTGATGTTAAATTATTAGGTGAAGATAAGTTTCAACGTGTTATATTAAATTTTGCTAAAAATAAAAAACAACTTACATTTCTTGAATTAAGAGAACAAATAGTACATAATGTATTGTTTATTGATAATAGTTACAACGACAATATAGCAGGTAAGTACTTTCGCAAAGATTTTGCTTAGGCAAAATTATTTCATATATTGAGAGTATGGATAATACAGCTCTACTATTCTTAATTGAATCAGTACTAGGTAAAGGACAATCAACAAGTAAAGGCAATTATGCTTTTAAGTGTCCATTCTGTACACATCATAAACTAAAATTAGAAATTAATTTACGTACAACAGCTAAACGTGAAAATTTTTGGCATTGTTGGATTTGTAGTGCTAAGGGTAAAACATTACTTTCATTATTTAAAAAGATGAAAGCCCCAGATAATAAAATAGGAGAACTTAACATCCTAATAATCCCAGATAATACTAAAAATATTGAATTAGGTGCTGTACAATTACCTAAAGAATTTATTTCATTAATTGATATAACTAAATTAGATAAAATATTACAAATTGAAGTAAAGCACGTTTTGAAATTTCTTAAGTCACGTGGTTTAACTCAAGACGATATAATTAAATACAATATTGGTTTTTGTAAAGATGGTAAATATGGAGGTCGTGTTATTATCCCTTCATATGATAATGATAAAAAATTAAATTATTTTATAGCTAGAGATTATAAAGGTGAAACACCTCAAAAATACAAAAATCCACCAGTGGCGGCTAAAGACGTTATTGGTTTTGAACTATATATAAATTGGGATGCACCAATCATACTTGTTGAAGGTATGTTTGATGCATTAACAATTAAACGTAATGTTATTCCTTTATTTGGAAAGGTAATACATGGTAAATTAATGGAAAAATTAGTTAAATCTTCTGTTGATAGAATTTATATTGCTTTGGATCAAGACGCTAGACGTGATGCTTTAAAACAAGCTGAAATGTTAATGTCATACGGTAAAGAAATATATTTGGTAGAAATGGAAGGTAAAGATGCTAATGAAATAGGTTTCGAAAATTTTTTAAACAATATTGAGCAAACACAACCACTGAATTTTCAGAGTTTGCTTGAAAAAAAATTACAATTATTATGATTATTGACAGAAATGTAAACATTATTAAAGACCCTAAAATTAAGCGTCTTGTAGAATATAGCGAAGGTGATAAACAAGTAAATGTTTTAGATAGTAGATTTTATAAACGCAACGATAAATATTACCCTTCAGTTACATCAGTATTAAATTATTTTCCTAAAAACCAATTTTTTCATGCTTGGCTTAAAGATGTAGGACATAATTCCGATATTATTGCTTCTAAAGCAGCAAACGAAGGTACACAAGTACATAATGCTATTGATCGTTATTTAAATGGAGAAGAAATTCAATGGATAGATGAATATGGTAAAGCACAATATTCACTTGATGTTTGGAGAATGATTCTTAAATTTGCCGATTTCTGGACAACACATAAACCCGAACTAATAGTAACTGAATATCATTTATTTTCAGATAATCATGAATACGCTGGTACAGCGGATTTAATTGTTAAAATTAATGGTAAAGTATGGTTACTTGATATTAAAACATCTAATTCACTTCATACATCTTATGGTTTACAATTAGCAGCATATGCTGTTGCCTGGAATGAAACCCATAATCAATTAGTTGAAGATACAGGAGTATTGTGGTTAAAAGCATCTACTCGTGGTGAAGGTAAAGGAGATACAATTCAAGGTAAAGGATGGCAATTAAAACAATATGGTGGAATTGCTACTAATTTTAAGATGTTCCAAAACATATATGAAATATACAAAATGGAAAATCCTGATTTTAAGCCTATGACTTTACTATTACCCACATCAGTAAAATTAAATTAAGATATTTATCTGTGTGAATCAACAATTAACCATAGTAATTCCTTGCAAAAATGAAGGTAAAGGAATAATTGATTTATTAAAAATAATATTATCTCAAATTGATTGTAAAATAATAATAGCGGATTCCTCAACTGAGGAATCTTCTATTTTGTTATTAAAAAAATATAAATCAATATATAAAAATATAGAAGTAATTGAAGGTGGATTACCTGCCATAGCCCGCAATAATGGAGCTAAATTAGTAACAACACCCTATATTTTATTTCTAGATGCTGATATTTTTCCAGAACAAAATACAATTAAAGGATGTATCAGACGTGCTATTAAGGGTAAATATGATCTAGTTACTTGCAAATATAAAACAGATAAAAAATATAACTGGCTATATAGAGTATTTGATCTGTTCCAGTGGTATAGTTCAAAAACAAAACCATTTGCTTTAGGTGGTTTTATGTTATTTAAAACAGAAACCTTTAATAATTTAAAAGGATTCAATGAAGAAGATAAAATTGCCGAGGATTATCACCTCAGTTCCAAAATTAAACCTAATCGTTTTAAAATCACAAACAATTACGTTTATACTTCAAGTAGAAGATTTGATAAAAAAGGTGTATGGTATATGATTGTGCTGGCTTGGAAATCATGGTTAAACAGAAATAATGATGAATTTTTTAAACAAGACTTTAATTATTGGGAATGAAAAATTACAAGGCAATAATAGTTTCTGATTTACATTTAGGTACTAAAGATTCTAAAGCTGAAGAGTTTTTAGAGTTTTTAGATAATCACCCCACTGATCTTTTAATATTAAACGGCGATATTATTGATGGTTGGGCTTTAAATAGAGGAAGCAAATGGAAAAAACAACATACTAAAGTATTAGGTAAAATATTGAAACTATCTAATAAAATACAAGTAATCTGGATTAGAGGTAACCATGATGAATTCTTACAAGAATTTATAGGTAATCATTTTGGTGGTATTGAATTTAGAGAAGATTATAAAATTGAATACGCAGAACATATTGAGTATGATAATTGGGAGAGAAAATGTTACTATGTTTTTCATGGTGATATAATTGATGTGTTTATAACAAAATATACATGGTTATCTAAAATTGGTGCTGTTGGATATGATATAGCATTAACTTTAAATCGTTGGTATAACAAATATCGTAAATGGCGTAAATTACCATATCAATCAATATCTCAAAAAATAAAAAATAGTGTTAAAACTGCTACTAATTATGTTAATGATTTTGAAACTACAGCATTAAAAATGGCAGAAAAGAAAGGGTGCGATGGGGTTATGTGTGGTCATATACATCAACCTGAAGATAGAATAATTAATGGTAAGAGGTATCTTAATAGTGGAGATTGGGTGGAAAATATGAGTGCTATACTTATTGATACACACGGAAAAATTCACATTTATAATAATTAAATTATGCACAAAATTGTAGATTTGTTATTTAATTTTAACACAGGTAAAAAAATTAACCTTGAAAGAGATATAGCATGGGGTTTTATTACGTTTTTTTTAATTTTTACTTTAATTAAATTAATTGCATAATTAAAATAATCAATATTTATAGGTAGCTTGGATTGTCCATGCTACCTATTTATGTTTAATTATGATCAAATTACTTAACCTAGCTAAGCAAATACTAAAAGAAGGTGGTAACGTATTCGGTACTACAGACTCAATTGAAAAAGATAATATTGAACCTACAATTGAAAAATTTGTAGAGCAATTATCCCAAGTATTCCCAGCTAAAGCATCAACATTTACTGCATTTGAAAAACTAGGTTCAGCAGGTAAAAAAGCAGTATCCGGTGATATTGATTTATCATACGATATTAAAAATATATTTCCTGGTGGTAAACCTGATTTTAAAGGTTGGGGTGTAGATGAAAATAAATACAACGAATTATTAGCTCAATTTACTAAGAAAGCTAGAACAGCATCTCCTGAAAAACTTCAATTACGCGCTATGATTGTGTTAATTGGGGATAAAATTAATGATACTTTACCTGATGTTGAAGTAGATCTTAAAGCATCAGGTGCCGGATCATTATTCTGCGCCATACCTCAGTATGGCCCTGATGGTGAACAAGTAGGTAAAGCCGTTCAGACTGACATTAATGTAGGTAATCCTGAATGGTTACGTTTTAGTTATTATTCCCAATCATATGAGGGAAATGTTAAAGGTTTGCATCGCACACAATTAATGTTGGCTTTATTCTCTAATAAAGGTAAATCATTTGGTCATACTACAGGTGTTGTTGATAAAGAAAGTGGTAAACAAGAAGCATCTAATCCTAAAGAAGCTATCGATTTATTAAATCAACTATATGGCTTTAATTTAACTCAAGATATTCTAGATGATTATTTTAAGTTAGAAGATTTTATGAGGAAAAATATATCTAAAGAAGAATATAATTCTATTATAGATAGATACCTTAAAATACTTGATTCAACTCGAGCAGATATACCAAATAATTTACAAAAATATTGGATTGAAAATCAAGACAGATTAGGATTAAAAGGTAAATTTTTACCGGATAATTCAAATTTAATTCCTTACCAAAAAGAAAAAGCCTAATGTCTGGAAGTGCCGGTGGAAATAGAATTACTAGAGCTTCTGTTGCTAAAACAGTAGATAATTATATCAACAGGATATTAAAGAAATTTCCTGCTTTTAAAAGTGCTAAAGTATCAGGCTCATATAATACAAGCGCTAAAGAAGACTTTGGTGATATTGATTTAATTGTTAATTTAGAAGCAACTGATAAGAAAAATATTAAAGTAGAATTAGCTAAATTCCTATCTGCTCTACCAGATAATATTATTGTTCCTTTTAAAAGTGAAAAATATAAAGGTAAAAAATATCTAAACACAGGAGAAATAATCACTATACTATATCCTATAGAAGGACAACCAGGTGAATATGTTCAAATAGATAATATTGTTTCTATTAGTGATGATGAAGCTGAATTTAAAAAAGAATTTTTAGATTATCCTGCTGAAATACAAGGATTATTATTAGGATTATCTAAAGTAATATGTTTGGAAGAAGATCCTAAAGCAATATTTGCTCGTATGGGTATTAAAAATATACCTGAACTTGAAGCGAATCAAGAATACGAATTCAATTTATCAAGCGCCGGATTAACACTACGTATCGTAACATTAGATAATTTTAAAGAAGTTGACCGCACTGAAGTATGGAAAACTAGTAATTGGTCCAATATCAAGCGGTTATTTACCAACTACAAAATAGATGGTAGCTTTGAAGATCTATTAAATGATATATCATCTAAGACAAAAAACATACGCTCAAAAAATCGCATTAAAGGTATTTTTAATTCGATGGTGTCTATTAAAAGTGGTGAAGTAGGTACACCTAAAGGCGATAATAAACAAAAATCATTAGATAAAGTGAATAACACATTAACTGAAACTAATTTAGGTAGGTATCTCGCCTCATTATTATTAGAGCAAGACCAACCAACAATAGCCCTATACCCAGGTAAATTCAAACCTCCACATAAAGGTCATTTTGAAGTAGTAAAGAAATTACTACAGAATGCTGATCAAGTAGTTGTTTTAATTTCTCCTAAAACACATGAAGGTATTACTGCAGATGAAAGTGCTGCTATATGGGAATTATATAAGCAAAAATTAGATGGTAACGTTGAAGTAAGAATATCTGGTATTACTCCTGTTAAAGATGTATATGATTTTGTAGAAAATAATCCTGAGTTGACAGTATATGCTGCTTATGGTAAAGGTGATGAGGGTAGATATGAGAGATTAAAGAAATACCCTAACGCTAAAATATTCAATGCTGGGTCAGTAACTGAAGATGGTGAAGATATAAGTGCTACTAATCTTAGAAAAGCAATACGTGATGAAAATGAAGGTGATATAAGAAAATATTTACCTGATGGAATTGAAGTAAATGACTTTTTAAGAGCCATAGGTAAAGAAACAAAAGAAGAACCACAACCTACACCTGCTCCTACCGCTCCTGTAGCCCCAGTAACTGAGAGGAAATATCAGAATCAAGATGATATGTTTGCTGATTATGTTTTATCTAGAGAGGCAGATGTTGAAGATACCGCTCAAGCATTCAATATACCAATCCCAGACGTAAGATATGCTTTTACAGTAGGTAATATGGTAGTAATGTCTGACGATATGTGGGATAAGTTAGAAAATAAAAATCATGAAGACGAAAATAGTGAAATTAGTGGTCCTCCTATGATTTTAAATTATGATCAAGATAGATATTATTTAACATATGGTAGTCGTATATTAGCTGATTATAAAAAATTAAATAAAATACCTAAAGTATTGTTGGGTGTTTTAGATTTAAAAGGTCCTAAACCTTGGCCTTTAAAAGAATACTCTCAAGGCACCATTAATGATCTAGTAACTAAATTTAAACAAGAAAAACCTAATTTAGGAGCAGATATTATCAAAGCATATATTAATCGTTTTGATCAAATTAAAAGCAAACCAGAAGTAGCTAATAAAGATATCACAACATATAGTTGGAAAGAATTAGAAACTATAGTTGATGCTAATCAACCTAAGCGTATTAAGGCAGGTAAAATAAATGATGGTGAACCTAGCAAAGATGCTAATCTAGTCTATAACCAAAATGGATTAAGAATATATGTTGGTAAAACTAAAAATGCCTGTATTAAATACGGTAATGGATACTCATTCTGCATCTCAGCTCGTGGAGAAGATAATTTATATCATGATTATAGAATAGAAAATAATGGAACACCATACTTTGTGTTTGATGATACAAAATCATCTGAACAAGATGAAAATGGAAAATTTATAGATCCAACTCATTTGTTAGTAGTATTTATACATGAATATCCTGAATTAGCCGATGACTATAATGATGATGAAGAAACCAATTACATCAGATATAATGAACCTAAAGTATATTACACTGTAACTACTGCAGACAATCAAGGAGAAGAAGAATATGGGGCTTTTGAAGATGACAGTAAAGTATTTGACCCAGTAGTGGGTGATTATCCTGAACTTAAAGGGCTAAAAGATGTATTTAAGCCTATAAAAATAGATCCAAAAGAAAAAGCAGAATATAATCTTGAGAGAAAATATAATGATAAATTTGATAAAATTTATAATAGATATGGCAGTCAGTGGAGAGGTGATCATATTTATAATAATTATAATTTTTCCGGCATTATACAGGCTAATAAACTTATTGATGAATTTATAAATAATAAAATAGAATCATATAATTTTATTGGAATTCTTAAAACTGAAGCGGTTAATGACTATCGTACTGAATCAATAAGACAATCTAGAATTGTAAAAACAGGAAGTCAAACAAGTTTAGAACATCAAAAGAAAAAATTTATAGAACAAATAATTATACCTCAGTATAATGGATCTGATAAGAACCATAATATTGAAGATGATTGGATTATAAAGTATCAAAAGGAAGATTTTTCAAATCCTATGTATAAAGATTATTTTAAAGATATTAAACAATTAGTTGACGAATATAGAAATGAATTATCTAAACTAAGATTAATGAAAGAAGGTTTAGAACGTAAAACCAAATTAACTGAAAGCGAAACTGGTACTATAGGTGAATTTGTAAAGTATGCAATCAAAAACTTGGAAATACAAAAACCTCCACGTAACTTAACCTTCTCATACGATAATGCGGCTGCTAAGGAGAAAAGGAGTTTTGGTTATTTTGATCCGAATGCTAATAAGATATGGGTGTACTGCGGGAATAGAAATATGGCTGATATATTAAGAACATTAGCACATGAATTAGTACATCGTAAGCAAGACGAAGACGGACGTATTAATTACGAAAGCGGAAAAACAGGAAGTGAAATAGAAAACGAAGCAAATGCTCAAGCAGGAGTCTTATTAAGAGATTTCGGCAAACAACACGAAGAAATATATCAATAAGTTATGGAGCAGCACATCATGTTCTTTAAATATTTTACATATTTATTGATATGATAGGAATATATAAAATAATAAATCCAAATAATAAAGTTTATATTGGTCAATCTACAAATATAGAAAGAAGATTTAAACAATATAAAAGTTTAGATTGTAAACGTCAACCTAAAATATATAATTCATTTTTAAAATATAATGTTGATAACCATCAATTTGAAATAATAGAAGAATGTACTATAGAGCAACTTAATGAACGTGAAGTTTATTGGAAACAACATTACAATGCTATCAATGACGGTTTAAATTGTGAATTATTTGATAATAGTGAAGGCCCTAAATCTGAAGAAACAAAGCAAAAATTAAAAAAACCTAAACCTGAAGGATTTGGCGAACGAGTAAGTAAAAGTAAAATAGGTCATGTTTGTTATCAAAACAGTGAACGAGGAGAAAAAATTAGTAAAACATCTAAAGGTAAACCTAAACCTGAAGGGTTTGGAAAAGAACAAAGTATACGCCTTAAAGGAATATCTCGATCTGAAGAGACTAAATTAAAAATGAAAAAACGTTATAAAGCCTACAAAAAAAGAGTAGGAAAACCTAGAGGAAAATATAAAAAAACACAGTTATGGGAAACGAATCAAAACTTATAAAAGATTGGAAGGAAAAGGATGTGCAACGAATGCGCAATATCATTACTAAAGACTATACAGCCAAAACAACTACTCAAATCGGTTATTCTAAAGCTCAAATTGACCATAAAGAGGGTGATATATGGGATGAGAATGGTAAACAATGGACCATTAAAAACGGCATTAAACAAACGGTTACGCGCTTCGATAAATTAAAAGAATCTATCCATCTACCATTAATCTGCCCCAAATGTAGTAAAGCAATGCGTGGTGATAGATTAAATAAAAAAATGTGGCCTATCCATAAAATGTGTTTTGATTGTGTTATATCAATGGAAACCCAACTTAAAACTACAGGCCATTATGAAGAATACGCCCGTGGTTTAATAACAGGTGGTGTTAAAGCTCATATTAAAGATTTAGAAGATGTTATGTTAGAGTTAGCATTAAACGATAATAATGAAAGTTTCATTACTGAAGCTGGTGATATTGAGAAATGGGCTGGTAAGGGTGTAGATAAGCAAAAAATCACCACAGAACTACAAGAATACATACAGAAACTCAAAGAACATATTGAGTCTTGATATTTATAGGTAATGATTTACTAATCGAATCAATCTATTAAATACGATGGAGAATAGCAACTTATGGACAGTGTTAATCACTGCAATAACGGTTTTGGGAAGTACATCAGCTTTTCGCTATTATGAAAAAAGGGCACTACATAAAGAAAGGGATGATGATTTTATTCGTCATGATTGCAAAGATCGTATTTCTAAACTAGAAGCACTACTTGAAGAATCATCTCGAGAAAAAGATGACTTACGAAATTTAATTTTAAAGTTAACATCTGAAGTAGCTGAGTTACGTACTAAGGTTGAATTTCTTTCTAATGAAAATGGTAAATTAAAAAACCTAAACTAATGTATAGTCTACTCGAATTACTTAAACTCCAAGAAGGTAAAATAGAATATCCCTCAGACCATAAACCAGGTATGCGTGTAACCAAAGGTGGTTCAATGTGTGCTAACTGTGAGTATTGGACTGAAAAGGGTAATTTATGTAATAACAAATATTGGCTACAGTGGCATAATGGTGATGCTAAAATTCCCGCTCCTGCAGATGAGTATTGTTGTAATTGGTGGCACGCAAAATAAACAATATGATTAAATTATTAGAATTATTATCTGAAAAATCCCCATGTTGGAAAGGTTATAAGCAAATAGGAATGAAAGATAAAGATGGTAGACAAGTACCTAACTGTGTTCCTATTAATGAAGATATTATAGATGGAGAGATTGAATGTGAAAAGTGTGGTTGGAAATGGAAATTAGCAGATGGAGGACAAGAACCTTATCTTTGTCATAAGTGTGATCACGACAATAGTAATCAAATAAATGAGTATGATGTTGAAAGTGAAGAAGATATAAAAGAATTTATTGAATTCATGCGTGAATATCAACAACAATTAAATGAAGCTACTTGTGATTGTTTGTTAGAAGCTAAATATCAAGGTCGTACGGTTCCATTAGGTAAACCGATGAGAGGTGATAGTAAAAAATTTAAGGTATATGTTAAAAATCCCAAAACAGGCAAAGTTGTAAAAGTAAACTTTGGTGCTAAAGGAATGAATATAAAGAAAAATAATCCCGTAAGGCGTAAAGCCTTTAGAGCAAGACACAATTGTATTAACCCAGGACCACGTACTAAAGCAAGATATTGGAGCTGCCGTAAATGGTAAAAATAAGAATATGAAAGCAATAGATAAATTTATATTACATGTAGTCCATAATTTATTTCCTTTAAATGAATATTCTCAAGGAATATTAAATACAATCATGCAACATTATCGTGATGAAGCTGATGATTTAAATATTTCTATTACTGATGATCAATTAAAAAAATATATTGAACGTTTTGATCGAATAAAATCAGGAATAATTAAAAAGGGGGGAACTGATTTAGTAAAAATAGGAGCTGGTGGTAAAGCTGAAGTTATAGTTTCTTTATCTAAACTGATTCGTATAATTACTTCTTCTAAAGGTGCTGAAGAAGCTCCTGAAGAAGCTGATATTACACCTGATGTTGTTTATAACCAAGATGGTTTAATTATATATAATGGTTCTAAAGAGGATAATTGTTTAAACTATGGTAGAGGTGAAAGCTGGTGTATAACAAGAGGATCATTTGGTAATTATCGTTACGATACTAATAGAAAAAATCCAACATTTTATTTAGTAAAAGATAATAATTTATCTGATAGTGATCGTAAAAGCTTTTTTGTTGTTGTAGTAGGTAGTGATAATACCTATAAAGCATCAGATAGATCAAATAACGATGTTGGTGGTAGAGCTACTGAGTGGGATAGATGGGAACCCTGGTCATTTGTTGAACAAAACTTCCCATCAATTACAGGATTAAAAAATGTATTTAAATATATCCCCTTATCATCATCAGAAAAATTAAATCAATCGTATAAAAATAATCCTACTAGTATTAGGGATTTTATAAAATTTCCTTATTCTGTTAAAGAACAATATTTAGTTGTTAGAAAAGGTAAAGAACTATTTACAGATATTAGCACAGACCAATTTGTTGAAAAATATCTTTCAAAATATCCTCAATTAGCTTCGTTTATTTCAACTAACTATGGTATTATACCTAGTGAAATTTTAGTAAAACATTTAGATAAATTTTCTAATCAAGATACAAGGTCTATTATAGCTAATATGAGGGATAAAATTAAATCTTCCCTTTTATCATCTGAAACCATTCCATTTGAAGTTAAAAAATTCTTAGTAAAATTTGATAAATGGTCTTTAGATCCAAGTGAACGTTTGTATGTTACTAAAGATGGTAATGCTATTGTAAAATTAATAATGGAAGAGGATATTAAATTAGGTGTATATACCGAAGAAGATGACTATCCAAATGTTAAATTAAATAAACGTACATCAAAGTACCTACTAGACTACCCAGAACTAGATAAAATTCCTTTAAATAACTTATTAAAATTATCTAAAGACGAAATAATTGATAAAAATCTAATTACAAAAGTATTAGATCAAGCTAAAGAAGACCCAAACTCAGCTATTATAGTTAAAGAAACAGAAAATGGTGATATTATATTAGATTCAAATTCATTTTCCTCATATAAAATAGGAACAGATGGTAAAATAACATCTATACCATTTGACAATGAAGAAGTACAACAGGCATTTGCGAGTGCTAGAGATAATAAAGGATTTCAACAAAACGCTTTAAATATATTTAAAACAGAAAGAGATATTCCTGTCACAATAGATAAAAAAGCACTAGTAGATGTTGTTAATTCAATACCATACAACCAAAGAGTAGTAACCCCCACTAACTCATCTAACCCTAGATCAGTAGTAGTATTAACCTCTACTGATGAAAATATGTCTCTTTTCACTATGTATGTTAACCCAACTATGGCATCTGAGTATATCAGACCCGCAACTGCATATAGTGCTAGAGGAACAATTACTAGTGGATATGATAGATTTACGGATGAAGTAGCGTCATCTTATTTTACCTATTTAAGACAAGCAAATAAATCATTTGATGATAATGAATTAAAAGGAATTTTAAGTAACTCTAGTAATAATATATCTACTAAGAAAGCATTTGTAAGAAATAACCCACCAGTTAATGCAGATAATGTATTTAAAGCTGTTATAGATGATAATGGTGATGTTTATCTTATTAACACTCAAAATACTAGAGAAAGTTTTATGCTGTCTACTGCTAGAAATAACTTAAGAGGAGCAAGTATATCTACACCAACAGCAAGACAATTATTAGGTCAAGCATTACCTGCTCCTGCAGCGGGCGCTGCACAACCAGCAGCTGGCGGTGATGTAGCAGGACCAAGAAGAGGCAGACCCGCTGGTGTACCTAATGCTCCTCGTCCTCAACAACCAGCAGCACCGGCCGCTGCGGGTAATCAAAATGTAGGAGCCTTTATGCAAGCAGCAGGAATAATGAATGGATTTATGGATTTACCTCGTCCTATTCTTCGTAGATTAAATGTTAATGATGCTAGGGGTGTTTCTGTAGCAAATAATAGAGGGGCGTCTCGTCGTCAAAATATATTGGGGGATGCTGGACGAGTTATAAGCTCGTTAGAAGTAGGGCCTAGCACAATATATCTTATACGCCTACCAAATGGATCTTCAATTGCTTCAGTTGTAATACAACCAGGTAATAACCATTATCTTATTACTTCTCAATCAGCATACCAATTAGAATCCCCATCTCAGCTACTATCTGCATTACAACAACGTAATTTGGCAGAGATCCATCAGTATCTTGTAAATGAATACATGGAGCGCAATCCTAAACACTTAACAGAATTTAAAGAATTATTACGCAAACACATAAACGAAAAAAAGAAATAAAATGAAAGCACAAGATTTTAAAAAACTAATCCGTGAAATTGTAGATAAAGTATTAGCTGAAAACGCTCCTGCTGTAAAAGAACCAGTTGTTAAACCAGCTAAACCAACTACAAAGCCGGGTCCTTTTAGCCCTGATAAAGATAAAAATAATATTCCTAAAAAAATACCTGCTAAAGCTGGGTTGAAAGAAGAGGAAATGCTTAAAAAAATAGTAGCACGCTTTAAATCTAAAAAATAATGGGACGTTTATTAGAAGTAGATTACGAGAAAATATTCTCACCTAAAACAATGACTGCCTTAAAAGGCAAGTCAGGACAATCATTACGTCAAATGCTTGGTGATAAAAACCTAATGCAAGCTCTAGTAAAATCTAAAGCTGTATTAGATGAAATTATTGAAGCTGAAGATGGATATCGTGATGAACTTGAAATGGTGGCTGCTCAAATGGTAACTGATGCTTACCCAATTATTGATTATGCAAACATTAGAATTGATGCTAAAATAGTTGGATTAGGTGACCTAAACATTCAACCAGGAGATGGTGAAGTAAGCATGGATAATACACCAGCTGAAGCTGAAAAAGCAAAACGCCGTATCATTAATGGTATTACACAAGGAGCTTCAATTAGAGGCGCTTTTGGATTTATGTTATTTAGAGAATACCTTGACGATATCAATCCTGCACTAGTAGACAAATATAGTGAAATATTAAAATTAGCATTTGGTATTTACGATGATGAAAACGCCATCGCAATGATGTTAGCTGCATTAGCACAAGGTCAAAAAATGCAAGGTGGTGAGAGTGAAATGGAATATGATGAGGAAAATGATCAATTTGTAATTAAAGCTAAAGCAATTTGTTATCCAATGTTAGTACATGAGATTGTAAAAGGATTGTACGAAATTGTCGGAACTAAAGGATTTGGCCCAGACAGAGAAAAAAATCAAGCTGTTGTTAATGCTGTAGATAAATTATCAAATGAACCACGTGATTTACAATATGGTAAATTTATTTATGATGCCATCAGTAAAATATATAATGAAAGCAATATAGACGATGCACGCGTTCGTGAATTATTCCTTGCTGAAGTATATAAATTGATTGATGATGAATTTTTCCCATTCATTGAAAATGCAATTAATGATGAATTAAAACCACTACAACGTAAATGGGCAATGGATACAATGCGTGATATCAAACGCGATTTAATGAAAGACGACACTGGTTTATCTGATCTAGATGAAACCTTATAATATTTATACACACAAACACGACAAAAAATAAAATAATGAATATTACAGAAGTACGTAACGTTATCCGCCAAGTAATTGCGGAAGCAATGGAAAAAGGCACAATGCCTGAAAAAAGCGGTGGAAAATTAGTACACCTTAAGAAAGAATTAGCTGGTTTAAAGAAAATGAAAGAATCTTTAGGCGAGTATACAATTAACGAAGGCGGTGACGGTTCATTCGTAGCCGAATATGCTCATATGCAAAAGTTTGTTAATGAATTAGACAAAATTAAAGGATTGCATGCTAAATTAGCTGAAATGCTTGATAATCAAATTAGCGAAGTTGAAGGTAGAGTATCATCTGAAACTCAAAAGGTTAAAGAAATGATGGGACTTATCGAAAAAGCTAAAGCTCCTAAGAAAGCTGCTGCTAAAAAAGACGGTAAAAAAACTCCGGCTAAAAAAGACGATAAGAAAGAAGAACCTAAGGAAGAACCTAAAGTTGAAAAACCTGCTGCTAAAAAAGAAGATTTAAATGAATCTGAATTCACATATCGTAAAATAAATGGTGTGTGTTATAAGATTGATGATGAAAATAACAGAACAAAAGTATCTAGTCAATATTGTAATTAATATATAATAATGATTAAATTAATTGATATATTAACTGAAAGGGATTTATCCGCTAAAGAAGAAAAAATAGTCAAAGCATTAAAGAAAACAGGTAAATTCAAAAAGAATGATCCTGCAATGTATGCTATTGCTGCTTCTAAAGCTGAAGGACTAGATCCCGTAGGAAAAGAAGATGATGATATCAATAACGATGGTAAAGTAGATAAGACTGATGATTACTTATCTAAGCGTCGTAAAGCAGTAGCTGCTAATATTAAGGAAAGTCATTTAAGTTGGCCTCCAACTCAAGATCACGAAGCAACAATGGCTAAAGGTGAGTTAAGAGACATGATTACCAATGCGGCTAAAGTGTATCAAACAATCCAACCTAACCAACAATTACCAGGTTGGATATCAGCATATATTACCTTAGCTTCAGATTATATGCATAGTATAGCTGAATATTTAACTGAAGAAGAAATTCAATATAGCCAACAACCTGAGGATGAATAAACAACTCTTATTAGAGAAATATATTAAAGTGGCAGTGCGTAAAGCACTTAAAGAGGAAGAAGCCAAACAACAAAAAGCTACGAAAGCGATGTATTTAATATATCGCTTTCCTGGCTTAAAGAAGATGATGGTGGATTTAATGTCACCTTCATTTGGTCGTTTTATCCAAAATGTTAGTTTAGTAGCTCCAAAACCAACTACATTTAATATTAAATTGATCAATGATCAAGAATTTTATGTTATATATGATGGTAGAAAAAATTGGACCTCAAAAATATCTGGTAAAAGATATAACATGCAGGAATTAAGTGAAATTGAAAGAGCATCTCAAAGTGTAGCTGATTTATTAGAATTAAGTTATGCTTTAGATGAAAAAATAAATGGTGCTGAAATGCCTAAACCGGATGTTGGGGCAGAAGCATTTACAGCAGCCGCAGCTCCTGAAGTATCTCCTGAAGCCCCACCAACTGAAGAACCAGCAGCAGCGCCTGAAGAAGAAACCCCACCAGCAGAAGCATAATATGGAAGTTATAGATAAAATATTAAGTGAGTGGTCATTTCGTTGCCACGATGGGATTGTTGATATGAACGATCCTAAAAAAAAGATTATATTAGAGGAAATATTAAAGGAATTTAATATAGATGAAACGAATATTATTAATGAAGGTGATGAAAAATATGATCAAGTTATAAAAAATGCCTTAGGTAAAGCAAATCTCCTTCTTCCTAATGGTGATATACCTCCTGTAAAAAAAGAATATGTATTGGGAGATAATACAAATGTTAATGGAGATGATGCTAAAATATTTAAAGCATTATATCCTGTAGCTCCCCCTAAAAAAGACCAAGATATAGAATCAGCAGGATCAAAAGGATCAGGCCATGGAGAAATAGCAATATACTGGTTATTTGCATATCAAAATCCCCCCATACCGGCTACTGGTAATCCGGGCCGTGGAAAAGCAGATTTAATTATTAATGGAAAATATGTTGAAGTAAAAGCATATGATTCTAAAAGTATGACATTTGGTAGAATAGGATCTGATAAAGAAAATATTGAATTATTAAATACTTTATTCGGACTAAATTCATTATTATCTTCTATAGATCCTACAGCAAGTAAGGATAAACAGGCTAGTTCATTAAGATTTTCTAAAAAAGACATAACACAAGCTTTTAAAACATTTAATATTATTAACAATAATAAAAAGCTTAAAGAATTATCTGAAGATTATCCTTTAATAGCTCTTATATATAAAAAAGTAGATGATCTTATAACTAAAATTAAAGATAAATTACCTAATACTAATATTGATGATGCTGAAGATGCTGCTGGTGCTTTAATGAAACTTATTCTACTTAAAAAAGTAAGTGAAAAGATGGATTCTGAAAAAGGAGGATACATAGTTAATGTTAGTCCTGATGGGGATTTAAAATATTTAAAAATAGATAAAACCTTAATAGACAAAATCCCAAATAAAGATATACTAGAAAGTGTATATATTAACCAAGGAGCCCTAGTTATAAACCCAGAAGAATTATTTAAATAACTAACATATAGAACAGATTTATAGCCTGTTCGCTCGTAAGAGATAAAATATTGGAGCTGTAGCCCACCCTAAAGGTGGGCTTTCTCTATTTTAGGCAAAATAAATTTATTATATTTACATATTCAATTTAATTTAATTATGAGAGATTATCAAAATGCAATTAGAGGATGGCATAACATGGTTAATAATGCTGCTCCTGCCGAGAGTAGAATTAAAACTGCTGTTATATCAACATCAACAACAACTGAAACTACTACTATTCCCGAAGAACATGTTAACACACTTTTAGAAATTAACCCACACAGTAAAATTGTTATTGTTGGTGCTGGTGTAGCTGGTATTAACGCTGCAACTAAATTAGTAGATAGTGGTTATCCTGGAGAATATATTACCCTTATAGATAAAGGTAATGATCCCCACAACCGCTTACCTGAAGAAGTAATGACAGGTATGCTAGGAGCTGGTGGTTGGTCTGACGGTAAATTAACTTATCACACTGAAATTGGGGGTCAGTTATCTAAATATTGTGGTGATGAGAAAGCAATGGAGTTAATGGATCAAGTTATTAACAATTTTAGACGCTTTCACCCTAAACCAGACGAAATATTTATGTCTGATCCTAAAAAGGAACCTAAATGGATTAAACCATACTTTGGTTTGAGAATGTTTCCTGTTTGGCATATTGGAAGTAATTTCTTACATGAAATTGCTAAAGCATGGTATCAATATTTAATTGATAAAGGTGTTAAATTTGAATGGAATACTGAAATCAATTTTATTGATTTTAAAAGTAATTACATAGTAGGAGTATATGATAATAAAAATTGTGATTATAATTATGATAAATTAATTTTTGCAGTAGGTAAATCAGGTATTGATTTTGCTCAAAAACTGGCAAATGATTATCAATTACCTAATGAACCTAAATCAGTACAGATTGGTGTTCGATTTGAAGCACCACAGAAATATTTTCAAAAATTAATAGATGTATCATATGATTTTAAATTATATCAACGATTTGATAATGTTTCTTTGCGTAGCTTCTGCACTAATAATAATGCTGCTTATGTTGCCGTTGAAGAAACTTATGGTGATATTTCGTATAACGGCCACGCGAAGAAAGGAGAAGAATTCAGAAACGACATGACCAATTTTGGTATATTAATGGAAATTAAAGGTATTGATAATCCATTTGAATGGTCAAGATATGTAGTAGGAAATACACAAATTGATAATACTGGGTTATATTATTCACCTAATAAAACTCGTAAACCTGGTTTGACATCTGAAGGTACAACTGTTAAAGCCGTACAAATAGATGATTTAGAACAGTTTGATGGTGCTTTTGGTCAATATGCTGATTATATTCATAATTTCATTGATGATATGAATAAAGTATTTAACTTTGGTGATGATTATGGAATATATATTCCTGAGGTAAAATACCTATCACCTGAACCATTAGTAAATTATACAGATTTATCATTAAATGAATATTCAAATGTACACTTTGTGGGTGATGCATTATCAGCTAGGGGTATTACAGTATCAGGTGCACATGGTATTTATGTAGCTGAAAAATTAATTAGGAAAGAAGCACTTATTGAATTAACAAATTTAAAATAAAAACTATATGTCAGAAGTAAGAAAAATGAAAACAGGAGATAAAACTATAATTTACTATTTAGATGGTAAAATGCATAATTGGGAAGGACCAGCTTTAATACCACAAGGCAATAAACGTTTAGCTGAATATTATTTATTTGGTATTAAACATACTAAGGAACAATGGGAAGAAAAGAAAAAAGACGTTAACGGGCAGCCCTTTTATAAATCAGCTGCTGGTAAAGCTTCTGGTGCTAGGGTTTAAGCAGAATTAATATTATATATTTAGTGTATGAAATTTACTCGTGTATATGAAGATGATGAAACTATAGAAACATGGACTTTTGATTTAGATAAATTTAAACGAGGTCCTGTTTCTGTAGATATTAAATATAAAGCAGGAGCAGATAAAGCAATTAAAGCACGTGCTAACGAAGCCACACAAATTAAAAAAACAGCACGTCAAATGAAAAAAATAAATAATAAAAATAAAAAATGGCACGAATAGGATTGACAGGAACAGTCTCGGTTGGGAAAACTACATTAGCAAAAGCACTAGGTGAACTAGAGCAATTTAAGGATTATATTATACAAACTGAACGTAGTAAGTATCTTAGTAATTTAGGTATTCCATTGAATACTGACTCTACACTACCAGGACAATTTGTATTTTTAGCTGAACGTGCTAGCGAATTATTACAACCTAATATTATCACAGATCGTACAATTTGGGATGTTTGCTCATTTACATTATCGGCAAAATCTATTAGCGATTATGAAAAACGTACGTTTGTTGAATCGGCAATGAATCTTAAAGATTATTATGATTTAATTATTTATGTATCACCTCTTGGAGTTCCTATAGAAGATAATGGTCTTAGAACTACTGATCTAGGTTATCGTGTTAAAATAGATACTGCTATTCAAATGGCATTAGAAGAATATAAACCAAAACGCTTAATTAAGGTTGAAGGTACAACTGAAGAACGTATTGCTACTATTCTACAAAATTTATAATATTTATACACATAATAAACAGAAATGAAAAAATCAGATTTACATAGAATTGTTCGTGAAGCTATTAAAGAAGTAATAAATGAAGCCGATATATCATCTACTGAAAAAGCAGCTAAAGACGCTGAATTAAATGCTATTAATAAAAAAATTGCTGCTTTAAATGTTAAAAAAGGCGATTTAGCTTCTGGTAGAGAAGAAGTTGCAGAAGGTGAAATTGATGAAATGGCTAACGTAGCAGTACGTTATGAGTTAGCTCCGGGTACTAATGCTGGTAGTTTTAGTGGTAAGAAAAATCGTATTATTGCGGCAATGCAAGCTACAGGCGAACCAATGTCTAAAATAGATGTAGCAGGTGAATTGGGATATGATAAACAAAATCCAATCAACGCTGATTTTATGGCTCTTGTTGCTGCTGGGGCAATTAACCAAGCAGGTGGGCAAACAGCACCACGTTTAAATCGTCCACAACCAGCAGCTGCTGAAGTAGGAGATGAAGATGGTGAAGACGCACCAGCAGGATATGAAGGACCTGAAGGTGGTATTGAAGGTGATATGAGCGATGAAGAAATTGAAGCATCATTTGCTAAAATGATGGGTGGAGATGAAGAAGAACCAGAAGCAGGTGAAATTGAAACCTCTAATGTTTCAGCAGGCGGTATGTCAGATGATGATTATGAAGCATTTATGCAATATTCAGATTTAGAAAATCGTTTATCTAAAGTAAAAAGCGACATATTAAAAGCAAAACGCTCTAGACCATCTATGGGTGATCTTACAGATACACCATCGAATGAATTACAAAATTTACGTGATCTTAAAGCTAGATTACAAACTAAAATGGATGGTTTATTAGCAGGTAGTGAATATTTACAAAAGCGTCAATCTAAAATGACTAAAAAAGCGGAGCCCGAAGAATTAAGTGAGTGGACTAAAAATAGAATGCAGTTTTATGCAGGAATTATAAAATAAAAACATGAAAAAATTAGTTTTACCTTTAGTTATTATTGTTTTATTATTTTGGGTCATTAATGATAAATGTAATAATAGCAATAATAACAGTAAATTAACAAAAGAATTTAAACTTAAACAAGATAGTTTAGATCATGTTATTGATTCTTTAAAATTTGATATAACAAAAAAAGATTCTACAATTTATGAACTATATAAAAAAGATCTTGAATTAAATTATTTATTAATGCATCAAGAAGAAAAAATTAAATATATTACCAAATATGTTGATTCTTCAAAAGATAAAATTGATAAATACTCGGCTCCCGAATTAGTGTCTTCACTTAATCAGCGATATCCAAAAGATACTACTAATACGCCCCTATTAATAGCAAAACCTGTACTACAAGCTTCGGCTAAAGATTTAGCTGAATTAGATGGTGCTAGAGAAACAATGATATTAAAAGATAGTATTATTAGTTTAACTCAAACAAAAGTAGTTATTAGAGATAGTGTTATAACTGAATTTAAAAATAAAGAAGTTAATTATAAAATAGCAGATTCTATAAAAACTACTCAAATTGGAGATTGGAAAGTTCAATATAAAGTAGTTCAAACAGAAAATAAAAAATTAAAATTTCAAAAGCAATTTTCTAAAGTAATGGGCAGTATTATTGCTGCGGTATTAGCATTTTTATATATATCCAAATAGTTCTACCTTAGGAACACTCCGTTTAGCATTTTAGACCGATGCGAAAACAATAAGCCTGACCCGTAAGTCAGGCTTTTTTTGTATATTTATATATATGAGTACATCAACTAAAATATATCTAGTAGAAAATATAAAACCAGGTACTAATAAGGTTTATATTGGTAAAACCAAAAATGATGACCGGTTTTATGGACATCAAACTAAATATGGTCTACAGATACAGTATACTATAATAGATGAAATAAATTCACTAAATCATAATGATTGGGAACCTTTAGAAACATATTGGATTGAGCAATTTAGGCAATGGGGGTTTGAAGTAGTAAATAAACGAAAAAAAGGAGGAAGTGGTCCTATTTCACATACTGAAGAAACAAAACAAAAAATCCGTAAAGGTAAAATAGGTCATGAATGTTATAACAACATAGAAAGAAATAATAAAATTAGTAAAGCATTACAAAATCATTCAAAACATTATACTGAAGATATAATTCAAAAAATGAAAAAACCAAAACCTGAAGGCTTTGGAGAATTATTGAGTCAAATAAAAAAAGGTAAACCTAGACCTGATTTAAAAGGTAGAGTAAGCCCTAATAAAGGTAAAACAAAACAAAAATGAATCAGACAAATATTAAAGAAATAATTAAACAAGAATATATAAAATGTTATTCTGATCCAATTCATTTTTTCCGCAAATACTGTTACATTACACACCCTATTAAAGGAAGAGTATTGTTTCATCTATACCCATTCCAGGAAGAGGTATTAAATGAGTTTAGAAATAATCGTTTTAGTATTATTAATAAATCAAGACAGCTAGGTATATCAACACTGTCTGCAGGATATTCATTGTGGACAATGCTATTTAACAAAGATAAAACAGTACTTTGTATAGCAACTAAACAAGAAACTGCTAAAGGGATGGTTGAAAAGGTACAATTTATGTACAATAATTTACCCTCTTGGCTAAAAGGCAATCAAAAACCTGTATCAGATAATAAATTATCATTAAAATTAGCTAATAATTCTCAAATTGTAGCTACATCAGCCGCATCAGATGCTGGTCGATCTTACGCAGTATCTTTATTATTAATAGATGAGGCTGCGTTTATTGAAGGTATTGATAAAATATATACAAGTATTAAACCTACAATTGCTACTGGTGGAGGTATCATTGCATTATCTTCTCCAAATGGAGTTGGTAACTGGTTTCATAGAATGTATACTGAGGCTGAAATAAGTAAAAATGATTTCAAAGCAATTAAATTAAGATGGAATTTACACCCCGATAGAGATGAGGCCTGGGAGCAAAGAGAAAGAACAAATATGTCACCTCGTGAATTTGCTCAAGAGTATGACTGTGACTTTTTAGGCTCTGGAAACTCAGTAGTTGAACCTGATTTATTATCATTTTATGAAGAAACATTTATACAAGATCCTATCGAGCGCCGCTTTATGGGTGGTGATTTTTGGGTTTGGCAGTACCCTAATTATAGTAAGCAGTATATTGTATGTGCTGATGTGGCTCGCGGTGACAGTAGTGACTATTCTGCATTCCATATCATCGATGCGACAACGTGTGAGCAAGTGGCTGAATATAAATCGCAAATTGATACCCGCACTTTTGGAAATATGCTTGTTTCTGTTGCTACTGAGTATAACAATGCTTTACTGGTGGTCGAGAATGCAAATATCGGATGGGATGTAATTAATACAATTATAGAAAAAGGATATCAAAAATTATATTATTCACCTCGTACTTATGGTGAGGTAAATATAGATAAATGGATGGATAAAATGGAAAAGGAACAAACCGTTCCTGGTTTTACTACATCCGCTAAAACAAGACCACTTGTTGTAGCAAAAATGGAGTCGTATATTCGTGAAAAGGCTTTTATTTTTCGTTCTAAACGTTTATTAGAAGAATTACGTGTGTTTATTTGGCAACATGGTAAGGCTCAAGCACAAAACGGATATAATGACGACTTAGTAATGTCACTAGGAATAGGATTATTTGTAAGAGATACAGCAATGAAATTTTACGAACAAGGAATGGATTTAAATCGAGCAATGGTATCTAATATTACTAGAACAAGCTATGAGATGGGTCCATTATTACCTACTGGACAACCAAACCCATTTGCGATGAATGACGGCCGCGGGGGATTTGAAGACGTATCATGGATATTAAGCTAATAAATATTTATACATATAAAACAACATAATGGCAGATAACCAACCAGGTTTATTTAATAGATTGACACGCTTATTTAGTACTGATGTAATCATACGAAATGTAGGCGGTACTCAATTAAAGGTAATGGATGTAGATAAAATCCAAGCCTTCGGTAACGTAAAAACTAACGCACTTATAGATAGATTTACTAAACTTCATCGTTATGGCGCTAATATGCCTTATAACCCAACGATGAACTACCAGACACTTCGTATTCAGTTGTATACTGATTATGAAGCAATGGATACTGATTCTATTATCGCTTCAACCCTAGACATTATCTCAGATGAATCTACTCTTAAAAACGAAATGGGAGAAGTATTACAAATTAGAAGTGCAGACGAAAATATTCAAAGAATATTATATAATTTATTCTACGATATTTTAAATATTGAATTTAATTTATGGTTGTGGGTTAGAAACATGTGTAAGTATGGTGATTTTTATCTACATATGGAGGTTGCTGAACAATTTGGTATTTACAACGTAACACCATTATCAGTATATGATATGGTTCGTGAAGAAGGGCAAAATCCTGAAAATCCATCTTATGTATGTTTTAGAATTGATCCAATGGTAATTGCTGCTGGTGGTATTAGTTCACGTGTTAAAGATAGAGATGGTAAAATTAAATTTGAAAACTACGAAATAGCTCACTTTAGACTATTAACTGATGCTAACTATTTACCTTATGGTCGTTCATATATTGAACCTGCTCGTAAGACTTATAAGCAATATGTACTAATGAAAGATGCGATGTTGCTACATCGTATTACTCGTGCCCCAGAAAAACGTGTATTTACTGTAAATGTTGGTAATATACCACCACATGAAGTAGATGCATACATGCAGAAGATAATACAGAAGATGAAGAAAACTCCGTACATGGATCATCAAACGGGTGATTATAATCTTCGCTATAATTTACAAAACATGATGGAGGATTTTTATCTTCCAACTCGTGGAAATGATACAGCAACTAAAATTGATACTCTTAAAGGGTTAGAGTATGGTGGAATTGAAGACGTAGTATTCCTACGTGATGAAATGTTAGCTGCTCTTAAAGTTCCAAAAGCATATTTTGGATTTGAAAAAGATCTACAAGGTAAAGCTACATTAGCTGCTGAAGATATTAGATTTGCTCGTACAGTTGAACGCATCCAACGTGTAGCAATATCTGAACTATATAAAATGGCATTGGTACATTTATATGTTCAAGGGTATGAAGGTGAATCGTTAGCTAATTTTGAACTGTCATTAACTGTTCCCTCAATTATATATGAACAAGAAAAGGTTGCACTATGGAAAGAAAAAGTTGACCTAGCCAAATCAATTCAAGATACTAATCTATTACCTTCAGATTGGATTTACGATAATGTATTCCAATTTAGTGAAGATGAATTTGATGAATATCGTGATTTAGTACTTGAAGATAAGAAACGTGTATTTAGAATGGCTCAGATTGAAAATGAAGGTAATGATCCGGCTAAAACGGGTAGATCATTCGGTACACCACATGATCTAGCTTCATTATATGGTAAAGGTAGAGCTGGAATGAATGTTGATGGTCCTGTACCTCCGGGATATGATGAAAAACGCCCTATTGGTCGTCCTCAAGAAAAAGCATCAATGATTAATACACAAGATGATCCATTAGGTAAAGATAGATTGGGTAGAAAAGATAACAATACAATATATACTGCTAATATACCTAGTGAAGATGGTACACCAAAAGGTGGATCACCTGTTGGGTTATCTGAATTAAATAAACATAAAGCATTATTTGAAGGAATGAATATAGCTCGCAAAAAGTTAGTATTTGAACCAGAACCGGAATCATCACTATTAGATGAAAAAAATATTAGAAATATACAATAAATACATATTTATCGGTAGTGCATACTTTCTATTATGAAAATAAAACATTCAAAGTTTAAAAATTCAGGTATACTATTCGAACTATTGGTTCGACAAATAGCATCTGATACAGTGTCTAATAAAGATTCTGCAGCTATTGGAATTGTTAAAAACCATTTTAACAAATCTGAATTAGCTAAGGAATATAAATTATATCAAGCGTTAATTACCCCTAGATCTCTTAGCGAAGCTAAAGCTGAAACGTTTATTAATTCAACGTTAGAGGCTTCTTTGCGTTTGAACAAAACAGCTTTACGTAAAGAGAAATACAATATCATTAAAGAAATTCGTGATCATTATGATATTGAGGAATTTTTTAAAGCTAAAATCAGTCATTATAAAGAATATGCTGCTGTTTATAATCTAATAGAAGCACACAATTCATTAGAATTTACAGAACCACAACATATTATTGATAATAAAGTAACTTTACTTGAACATATTACACGTAAAGAAATCAATAAAGAAAGTGTTAGAGATCGTGTAATGGAAGAATTTACTAATATGGATAAGGGATCTCGTATATTAGCTTACCGTATGTTGTTAGAGAAATTTAATAGTAAATATGTTACATTATCTGATCGTCAGAAATTAATATTGAAAGAATTTATTAATAATATCACCAATACAACTAAATTACGTGATTTTGTTAATAATAACTTTACTATTATAATCAACGAAATTAATAAAATTATACCTACAGTATCTGACAAAACAACTCAGATTAAATTAACTGAGGTAATTACATTATTACATCCACTAGACAAATCACAAAGTGTAAAAGATGAAAATATTATTTCACTTTTACAATATTATCAATTAATTGAAGAATTAAAAACTGTTAAATAGTGGATATTAAAGAATATATTAAATCACTTGTACGCGAAATGCTAGACGAAATGTCTGTTTCTGGCGACGCTGGTGGTTATTTAACTCCTCAAGCATTTGCTAAAAAAGGTCAAGGACCAAACGCCGCTACTAAACAAGCACAAAGATCAGGATGGAAACTAGCACCAGGAATGCCTAAAAATTCTAAAGTGCTTGATTATAAAGAATTATGGAAAGGTAAAAAATCTGCTATGAACGAATCACTAATAGATATTATTGAAAAAGAATTACTTAATGAAGTAACATATTCTAAATTTAAAAATGATGTTAAATTTCGCACTAAAAACGAACAATTACACAAAGCAATTCGTGAAGTAAAACGCAAATTATCTGAAATTGATCGTATTGTAGAATATACATCTCGTATGAAGCAAGAATTAAGTGAAGGTGAAGAAGGTGTAAAATACTGGAAAGCAACACAAAAGAATGTTGCTACTATTTCCGAAATGGTAAACCAACTTAACAATAAAATTAAAAATCTACAGCAGTAATGGCAAAGGTTAAAGGTGGTGGAACATCACATAAATTATCATTCGGTAAACGTAAAAAAGGTAAGGCAAAAAAATCATTTAACAAGCACGATAGAAAATCTCGTGTATATAGAGGACAAGGAAAAGCATAATAACTATGAAAAGTATAAAAACACAGTACATTGACTTAATGGAAGGTAGAATGTCACAATATAACTTCATGAGAAGTTTACGTATGTCATTACCTCAATACATTACTAATGTAACTTCATTTAAAGATTCAGTTAAAATCCTTAAAAATAAGGGTATATTAAGTGAAAATATGGATATAAAAGATGAAGATGAAGAATTCATTGATATGATTGCTAAAGCTGAAGATGAAGAAGCAGGTAAATATACTAAATTTGATGACTTTGAAGGTGGGCTTAGTGAAAAAGCTTTCGATGGTCTTAAAATTGAGTGGGACTGGGATAATGCTGATGTTGATTATGATACCGATGAAGAAGGTAATGAAGGAGCTTTTGGCACTGTATTTGGAAGAGATGAAAACGGTAATGCTTATTCAGCTAGATTCGATGCTCCAGTTATAGGTGGTGATGCTGATTTTGATAGTGCAGGTGTTTCAGACATCGAAAAAACAGAAGACGCTAGTGAATTATATGAAGGTAAAAAGAAAAGAGAACCTAAAAAAGAATTACATCCAAATCAAATCCATCCACAAGAATTAAGGATGGGTATTAAAGTTGAATTGGAACATACAGATGATATAGATAAAGCTAAAAAAATTGCTTTAGACCATTTAGCTGAAAATCCATTCTATTACACCGCACTTAAACTTTCAGGAATTGAATCACCTTCAGCTCCTAAAGCTAAACCTCCTGTAGCATTTAAAAAAGAAGTAGCAGCTGAAACTGAATTAGTTGATAAAGTAAATGCAATGAAACCTGTTAAAGGCTTTGAAAAAGCTAAAGCATCATCAAACAAAGCTAAAAAAGAAACTAACAGCGGTGTTAAAGGTGTTAGTGAATTAACTCATAACGCTAAATCAGTTCGTGGTTTACAAAAGTTTAAACCTACTGGTGGTAAAATGAAAACTATTAAATCACTACAAGAAGCTAAACTAAATATAAGAGGTGAACCTAATGAAATTGTAAAAAAAGCTATGGGATATGTTGATGGTCCTAATGCCAACCCAACATTAAAAGCTTTATCTGATAAAATTGAATTTCAACAAAACCCAAATAACCCAGATGAAGCTATTCTAAGATATGATTATTGGAATATTTTACCTAAAGAAGCAATTGAAAAACTAGCATTACAGTTTAATGTCATGGCTGATTCTGATGAAATGGATGATCAACTTCCAATTCATTATTCCT